GTTGGCTTTTTCCTGTGCTAGTCTCTGTGCGTCAGCCTGTGCCGCGGCGGTAAGTGCGGCCTTATCACCGTTACACTTACACCAAAAGTCATCTAAATATTACTCGAATTAGGATAGAATTGTTATATTTGTGACATGAAAGTTAAGTCGTTTAAAATACTTGATCAATACTTTCTTCGGTTCTACAGGTCTATTATGTCTAAGAACGGTAAGAGAAGGAAACATACGATCGTGGAGAAGAATGATATTCTCGAATGTCAGTCGTTGATCTGGAAGGTCATACGTGATAAGTACTTAGATAATGAGGGCGGGGTTTATATAAATAACATCGGTTATCTATGTCATAAGATTAATCCCAACCGTAAGATATATCTGAATAAACTTACCGGGACTATAAACAGGCGTGGGACAGGTGGATATTCTTACGTCCATACGTGTATGGATTTTATGCCCAGGAATAAGTATTTTCATTTATATATCTCTCCGGCATTAAACAAGGAATGTAGGATGGCTATGGAGTCTGGAAGGAGATATAAGTTCTTGTACCGGGAAGTTGAATCGGAAAGTAAGGTATTTGGAGTTAAATGGGTTTATAAGCTGTAGAAGTTTCTATGATCCAGTTAGCTCGTGAGGGTAGACTGGATTTTTTTTGTATCACGGATTCAAATACATATCTTTGTGCAAAAGACTTGAATATGACAATAAAAGGCTTATTGGCCGAGATCAAGGCCGATTTACATAAATACGACGATAGCGGAGCTATAGACACCTCGTCTGTTTATAGGTGGGCTGAGATAGCTTTAAAAAGGTTTGGGGGTGTTATAGCCGTCATGTCCGAGGCGGTTGTAAAGACCAGCAACAAACAGGCGGTATTACCTTCCGATTTCTTCGACATGCTTGACGCCTATAGGTGTGAGCCTCTTGTCTGTGAGATTCCGGGGGGCGATAAGGCTAAGGCTGACCTCCAACACGAGATCGGCTGGGTCGAGCGCACGGAGCGCGGGTTCCGTTGGAACTCCTGCACCGAGTGCTGTAAGGAGGAGTTTGAGAAGACGATCACGGAGAGGATATATATCGGGTCTCACGAGGTTCGATTTCATTACCATCATCCCGTAAGGCTGTCTATAGGTCGAGGATTGAGGCGTGATTGCGCCGCCGACAAATATCGGGATAAGTACGATTGGGATAATTATGATATAACTATATCCGGCAATACTATGTATACCGGGTTTGATGGATTTATTTACATCATATATCGTGCCACACCCAAGGATGATGACGGTCTCCCATATATACCTGAAACGGCGTTAGGATACCTTGAGGATTATGTCGAGACGTATATTAAGATGAAGATCTTTGAGAACGCTGCTGTGAATGGCTTGATACAAGGCGCTGGTGACGCTTATAAATTATATGCTCAGCAGGAGCCGGGTAAGTTCGCTAGGGCTATGAAGGAGCTTAAGATGTCGATGATTACCTTGAATGATTATCGGGAGCTGGCTGAGGATAATAGGAGGAGGATGCTGTCTCATGAGCGTATGTGGCCCAACGCTTTTGATAAGTATATTAAACTTATTTAACAAAATACGATGATATGGCTGATTGGATACATTTAGATAAGACAAGTGGTACCGGTCCTGCTGAGGTTAGGGTTACCGCTGATATTAATGAGACTGGCGAGATACGTCAGGCTACGTACAAAGTTATAAAAGAAGGCACCAAGGAGGAGAAGACGTTCGTGTGCAGGCAGGAGTCGGTCCCGGTGGTTATTATCCCGGAGTTCGACTACCTAGTGCTTAGGTATATCTGGGCTGACGAGGACGGCATTGACTTTGACACGGCTACCGGTTTCGATAACACCGGCCTCTCGGACGTTGACGGCAAGCTGGTTGGTTGGAGTAAACAGTATCAGACCACGCAGGAACGGGTAGGTGATTATCTTATCCATGGCGGTGATAACATGGAATCAGGTAATGAGGCTGCCTTGATCCAGATGGGGCCGTTGTTGGATGGCGATAATTACGATAAATTACCTCTTGAGATCAGGTGCAGTATATACGGTAACTGGTATGGTGGTCGTGAGAAAGGTAATGTCACTATCAAGTTCACGGCATATAAGGGCGGTTCTATGGAGAAACGTGGATATGATTTTGTCAATATCGGAGGCGAGGAGGTTTATACCGGTGACGCTCCCACTAACGTATCCGCTCATGGTGAGGATAATTGGCAAAATATAAAGACCTTGTATTCTAAGGTAGGCACGATGATCTATAACAAGGAATCTCGTGACTGTATTGTAAGAATAGGTGAATAGATTTTTCTTCATAATATAAACACATCGGCTCTCTTGTTCGTGAGGATAGGAGAGTTTTTTTATTTTTTTAATCCTTCACTTATGACATATTTGATCTTTTATTGCGTGGGAATAATCTAGCTTTGCCGAAAACTAGGATCATGATAACTTTAAATGATGTAAATAACGAACTCCATGTCCGGTTATATATACTGGAGGTACTTAAGGATTATATAAGAGATGATGATTTCGATGGTCTTGTAGATAAGGCGTTGGATTTTGTCATGGAAGGCGTTTCTATGCCTAAGGCTCCGGCCAAGGATACCACCATGAGTGACATATCAAAGAGCGTTTTGGCCTTGGTAGCGGGTGCTGGATTAGATGAGAGGTTAAGCAAAAGCTCTTTAGAGTTAGCTTACGATAGGTGTAAGATGAGGTACGTATTCGATCCTCGGAATCGTGACATACATGGTGTTGTCGTTGGTTATTCCAATGACTTTAATAGTCTGGTAGCTGTGTGTGATGAGGGATCGAAGAAAGGAGTGGATAAAGGATCTACTGATTTTGTGGATGTCAATGAGAGATACGTGACTAATGGTTTCTTTTACATATCTGTAGAGGATGCCGATAAGCAATCGAACTACATGGGTAAAAATTTGTAATTGTTGTGTTTTTGTACTTTACACGAGCGTTTAAAAGTATTTAGTTCTCCTCCTGACTTGTGAAAGTCCGGAGGATTTTTTATGATTATTTAACCAACAAAACCACCATACTTTAGAAGGTGGATGAATTGGTTTGATTAATTTTGAATCAAAATTACAAATAAAAAAATGATTTCCTACAAATATAATATATACAGATCCAAGAAAACGAAGTATCTTGATAAAATGCTTCGTGAATGTTGTTTTGTATGGAATCATGCTTTAGCTCTACAACGTAGATACTATAAACTGTTTGGGAAATATATCTCAATTGGTAAAATGAAGAAGCATTTTGCTAAAAGAATTAAAAGAAATCTTCTTCATTCTCAAACAACACAAGAAATACTTGAACGTCTTGATGAATCTTATAATCGTTTCTTTAAAAGAAAATCAAAGAGACCACCTAAGTTTAAAAGATCAGATTGTTTCAACTCTTTTGTTTTTAAACAAGGAGGGTTTACTCTAAATGGTAATATTCTCACAATCAACAAAGGAAAGAAACGTTTTAAGTTTTCATACAGTAGAGCATATGAAGGTAATGTTAAACAAATAAGAATAGTCAGAGAAACCTGCTATCGTTTTAGTTTGATTATAGTTACAGATTACAATCCTGCAAACTCTTACAGAAAGACATATGATGGTGCATCTGTAGGATTGGATTTTGGTCTGAAAACTTACCTAACTAAAAGTGATGGTAACAAAATTGGGTCTCCATTATTCTTCAAGCAATATCAAAACAAGATTAGAAAACTAAATAGAAAGTTTTCTAATGCGAAGAAAGGATCCAATAATAGAAAAAGAAGACTGTTTGAACTTCAACAAGCGTATCGTAAAATAAACGATTTTCGATCTGATTTTCAATGGAAATTAGCTCATGAATTGTGCAAGCGATATGATTATATTTTCATTGAAGATCTAAACATTGAAGGAATGAAACGTTTGTGGGGAAAGAAAGTTTCTGATCTCAGTCATTCTTCTTTTATTAACAAACTTACGTATATCGCTTCAAAGTATGGAGTGATAGTACATAAGATTGACAAATGGTATCCTTCCTCAAAGACTTGTGAATGCGGGTTTGTTAATAAAAACTTGTCGTTGAGAGATCGCACATGGTGTTGTCCAAAATGCGAGTCTATCAACGACCGTGATGTTCTTGCGGCCCGTAATATACTTCGGAAGGGCATTTCCGAATTGGAGAGCAAGAGTAATTCCAGCGATAGTAATATCGGGGTTTCTTGCGTCTGTATCCAAGAATCCCATTTGCTTTAGTGATGGGAGTATGTCAATAGAATCCGCCACATAAGTGATTATCTGGTGGATTTATTATATTTGCGAAAAAGATAATGTCGTGCAAAATAACTCTAACATAGCGGTTCCCGACTCCGGGATGAATAGGGATAAGCATCCACAGGATCTATCCCCGTCTGAATATAGTTTCGCCTTGAACGCTACCATAGAGGGTGACGATGGAAGCCAGCTTAAGATCCAGAACGAGCCTAGTACCCTTTTATGTAAGCGATTTGATGGCTATAAGGTTATTGGGTATAAGAATGATATAGCTGGTGATAACACTTATTTCTTTCTATCTAATCCGGATGATAATACGTCTAAGATCACGTTCATGCGGTCATTGGATTATATCAAGACCGTGGAGGATCAATTGGCTGGATCGGGAAAGGACATCCATCGTATCCTTGGCGAGAGGCTTGAGGAGTCGGATGGTCGTTTTGATGAGATATGTGATTTGATGGAGATCCTGATAGAGGACTGGGTTGATGACCCTTGTCTTAATTTCTCCATTCATCATCCGATCTTCGATATAGAGATCAAGGACGAGAAATGCGGGAAGGTGATATACTGGACCGATGGATATAATCCCCAGCGATATGTTATGGTCGATAAGGCCCTTAACCCGGATGATGATGGTGACTTTTGGTATCATTACCATGGGTATAAGACATGTGGGGATGACAAGCCAATAGAGAGGTGTAGGCTGGCCTGCGAGAAGCTGCTGGTGTTCCCGTTGCTGACGGCCCCGTGCGTGGAGCCTGAGGTCGTGGAGTTCGGGGGAAGCTTGCGTGCCGGGACCTACCAGTTCTGCGTGGCGTTGTGCGATGAGTTCGGGATTGAGAAGACTGGATATTGCTCATTGACCAACCCAATCATGTTATTCGATCGTCAAGATATGGTTATCCGCGATGGTTTATGGGGTAAGTCAACCAACATGGGTATCCGCCTTACCGTGTCCAATATAGATAAGCAGGTATCTCATTATAAGATAGGTGTTATACAGAACACGGTTGGGTTTAATGGTGAGCAAAGCCCGGTTCTTGAGTATTTCATAGAAGGTATACATCCGATAACGGAAAGGACTATCTATTATCTTACGGATCAATATAGCGAGCGTACGACCATGGAGAAGTTATCCAAGGAAATACCGGTATATAAGACAGCCAGAGGCATGACGTCTGTCGGGAATCGTCTTCTTCAATACGGATTGACCGTGGAGAATGAATGGAATCTTCAACCGGTCGTTAATTTCTTGGGTCATTTCGTTAAATGGCAGACATCGATAGCCACGGAGAATCTGTATAAAGACGGTGTGGCTTGCTCTAAATACGCCTCTTTCATGCGTGACGAGGTATATCCGTTGGGTATAAGGTTCTTTACCAATACAGGATACAGGACAGCTAGATTCCCGCTTATCCCTCGTCCGGCCACAAGGGAGGAGATGGAGGTTATCGTTGATGAGGACGGTAACTCTGACGACCTGTCGGCTGCGTCGGTGCTGGAGAACAACCCGCAGTGCGCCGGGAACAGCCGCCGTCATCTTTGGCAGTTTAAGAATACGGCAAAGATCATAAACGACCCGTCTTGGGGATTTGATGATTTTGGAGGAGAATGCAAGAATCAGCTAGATGTCAAGCAGCTCAGATATGTAGAGCAGGAATATGCCACGGTAGGAGAGACCCAATTCGTTATCAATACGATGGGGGAAGATGTTACGGTAGATGATGCTATTGATTATATCGCTGATAATATAGAGAACCTGTGTGATATCATAGAATCTAATGTAGGTATTACTGACGAGTTATGCGCTGCTATATCATTGCCGGAGGATCAAGACGGTATAAAGGCTCCCGATCTCCCTAGTGGATGTGATGATATCGAGAGGATAGAGACCAGGACTATATTGGATAAAAACTCTTTGGTGGATTCTAGGATTGATTTTACGTATAAGCTGGCTAGTGATTACGTGGAGACCGAACCTACGACATTAATACAAAGTAACGCCGAGTCACAAAGGAAATTCTCTGTATTGTGTGATTTCGATAATTACTCCAGTGGAGGTAAGAATATCATAGATCTGGTTCAGGAATGGCTGGATGGTCAGGATGAGGATAAATTCCCGTCTGATATAGACTCCTCCGCTTTGGTCTTGTGTCAGGATATGTCTAATGTCCGGCAGTTATATGATGAGGGTATATGTACTAATGGGTGCTCGGTAGGTGATCCTCATGTGAATCCTACTATTAACGATGTTCAACTTCCTACATTCCAAGGGGGTAGGTCATTGGGTAAGTGCACATATTTGTATCAATATCCCGGATGGGAAGGAAAGAAGCATACGGAGACGATGCTTGATCAGTTAATGGATACGATGGAGGCTTATTTCCCCCAATATGAGAGTCAGTTTGGTATCGAGAACGCCATGTGTCTTTTTGGCGATGGTGATAATTCTAAGTTTAATACCGGTATAACTACTGACTGGGAAGGTCGTGTGTCTATGCAGAATGATATTGACGCCAAGACCAATTGGTTCGGTAGAAGCAACTTGACTTATTTCAAGTTCTATCCACATGTATCCTCATACGCCAGATGGGTGGAGTTGGATTACGAGAAATACATAAGTGGTTTATCCGATCCTGATAACGATATTATGTATATAGAGATGATGGGTAACTATAATTATCCGATCGGCGACTCGTCATCATACAATAAGGTTCGTATAACGTTTTTCTCGGACAAGGAAGGTACCGTGGCTCCTAATCCTTTGGCTAATGATGCCAAGAAAGGTGTTATAGTGAATTACGTGGATCATAAGATATTTATGATGCCAAAGTACTTGTTCTGGAATGATGACAAGACTACTTTCCATAAGATATATGTTTGCATCGAGCCTGCGGTATGCGTGTTCTTCACCGGTTTCGCCATGAGGCAGGACATGAAGGAGCTTGCCGGATTCTATACGGCCGGCACCGCCATCTTCCCCGCCCCGTTCTGTTTTGGCATTCGGCCACTGGAGGTGAAATACGTATTCTTCTTTACGAAAGAATTGAAATTAAGAAGATTTGTTACCTATGAGGCGAAATGTATCTCATGTGGGGATAAACCCGCTGACTGCGCTCCCAGACCATATCAGTATGGTGATTTCGGATATTGGGAGTCTGCCAATAAGTATCCGGCTAATTTTGAGTTGTATGATTCAAGTAAGATCGGGATATCATCGGGAGGATCAAAGAGGAAGGATATAATAGATTCTTTGACGAAATACTATGGGTCTCCTAAATCCGTTGGGGGTAAGTCTTATTTCACCGGTAATGGGGATAACGCTGAGTACCCCAATACGTCAACCACGTTTTGTCAGAGACCTATACGTCATTACAAGTTTCCGGATAACTCTGTCGCTCCTTTCATGGGTAATCCGTCTCAGCTGACCGGTCAATATGGAGTTGACTCCTATATTTATCCTATGGGGGTGATGCTTGATGACGATATCGTTAATGAGTTTTTGGATATAGCGGTAGAGAACGGTCTTATAGATAAGGCTAGAAGGGATTCTATAATAGGATATGAGTTGTATAGGGGCGATAGGACGTTGGATAAGAGCGTTATCGGAACCGGTCTGGCTTATGATATGTTTAAGTACGATGATCCCGACGGATCGGCTAACCTTTATCCTAATTACCCTTACAACGATTTGTCTGATGATATGTATATCTATAAGGATATTAATCGTGAGAAATTTATAACGCATCCGTTTAACAGGAAGGGTAATATCTGGTATTCATTCTTAAGTCCTGATATTGCCTTTAACAAGCCTGACGCTCCCACCGAGTGCCTTGTTGATGGTTATCAATTAGGTAAATCCTCAGGTATATTCAGGGAGGTGGAGGATCACCCTAAATGGACGATATTAGGGAGTAAGGCTTACAGTATGGCAACATCATTGGCTACGGTGGAGGCTATGGCTAATTTAATATCCGCTATAGCTGAGTATACATATCAGTCGGCTTCACAGCAATATGTCGGTGGAGGCGTGTTCTTTTTAGCCAACCCTGTCGGCATAGCGCTGACGGCTATCCGTCTGGCTACGGGTATCGCCAAGGCCACAGCCCAGTCCGTGGTGGATATAGGCAAGTACAGGTATCAGTGGTTAACGGCATTGATAGATATGGGACCTAGACGGAACTATGCTTATTATTATACTTCTGTCGCTCATTATAATTTATTTTACCAAAAAATAGGGGCGTCGGAGCTACGTGGATTGTCAACGGCTAAATATATCAAGAGCGGGTTATATCCGGTAACAGATATCTCTTCGCAAGGGGAGACCGTAGGCGGTAAGCCTATTATCATAAACAACCTCGATCGTGAGCATTCATTGTTCATGTCATTTGGTATGGATAAGTATATGCTTGAATATCCGGAGTTGGTTTCAAGTTACGATACCAGCCGTATTCAGGATGAGTGTAATATTCGTAACGATGAGGTGGCTGGTATGACGCCTCATTTTATGACACGTGAATCTTTCGTATCCTGCCCCTATATGAGGATAAAGAAATATTCTCCGGCTCAATACGGGCAGATAGAGGATATCAGGTGGGTATCGTTAGGTGGTTGCGGGTTGATGGATAAGGATAAGCGTAAACCTGTTTTTGGAGGTGATGTATTTATATCAAGATTCTCGCTTAAGAGGAAGATGCCTATGTTTTATTTGACTCAGTTTGGTCAGGGGGACATGATACCATTCCCTTATTACGATTATCGAAACATCGGGTATCCCCGTTATTTCGTCAATTACGATACCGGGGAGGATTATCTTAATAAGACCGATACGGATACCGGATCGCTATACTCTTTCCCTAGCCGGAAGAGCGCTTATGAGATGGTTTGCAAGACCGGAGATATGTATCTTAGCGGTCGTTTCTTCCTATACTTCTATGGCATACCTCAGTTTCTTGTGGAGTCTGAGATCAATTGCAATTTCCGTATAGCCGGACCTGAGCCTTACGAGGGGTTCTATCCGGAGGTGGGGGATTATATATCATGGACTCAGGAGCGTAATGTCCCTATATCAAGGGATAATGTGTTTAAGATAAGTCCTGTGTATAAGAATCGATTTACGTTAGGTGGCAGGTCATTACCAGAGACGTATGATAGCAATTTTTGGGACTGCGCTTACCAAAGACCCAACGGCGTCATATGGAGCACCGCCGACGTGTCGGAGAACGGCATGACCGATCCTTGGCTGTCGTACAAGCCTATGGATTACCATGAGTTCAAGACCTCGTTCGGAAAGCTTATAAGCATGAAGGGAATAGAGTCGGATCAAATACTAGCTCGCTTCGAGAATCAGGTAGGACTATATAACGCTATAGACGTGCTGGCAGAAAGAATATCCCCGGAGAATAGCGAGCTAGGGACAGGTGGGCTTTTCGCCTCTCGTGGCATTGAGTATAATAATACGACGTTAGGATATTCCGGGACCCAGAGTCGGGATATGATCAGTTGCGAGTTTGGGCATTTTTGGGTCGATTTAAGGCGTGGCCAGGTGTTTAAGGTAGATTCTAATGGTAGGAATCTTACGGAGGTCACACCGGGGCTTAGAAACTGGTTTAAGGAGCATCTTCAGATGAAGATCATCCGTAGCCGGATATATAACGCTGATACGGACGCTGAGTTGTCTTATTATGATATCGATAACAAGTTCTTTGGTATAGGGCTATCCATGGGCTGGGACAATCGGTTCAAGAGGGTTCTGATAACCAAGAAAGATTATATACCGGTAGGGAATCCGAGCGAGTACCAATTCAGGGGAGGCCGGTTCTACAGGAACGGGCAGGCGGTGGAGCTACAGGACGCCAGCCATTTCACGGACGTCTCGTTCACCGTTGGATATAACTGCCTGAAGGGTGAGTGGAAATCATATTTATCCTACACCCCTGATTATTATATCGAGCATCAACATTATTTCCAGTCCGGTAAGAATTACTCTAACGATAGTCGGGAAGTGGGATTGTGGTCTCATGGCTTAACCAATCAATCGTATCAGGTATTTTATGGTAAGCTATATCCGTTTGTTGTAGAAGTCCCGGTACGTGAGCAGTATGTGAATAAGATCCTCACGAACTACCAATATAGGATGGATGCCAGAAGGTATCAGGATGAGGTTAATTATCAGGTTAGAAGAACAACTGGATTTAATAAGGCATGGTTCTATAACGATACCAACAACAGTGGAGAGCTTAGGATGACCATCGCCGATAAGAACGACATGAGCCAGCGCCTAAGATATCCTATAACTAACGACGATAGCCGTGATATACTGGTGACGGAAGTGGACCAGAAGATCAATATCAACGACTACTTCAACGAGGTTAAAGACGATACTAATAACCTACCGGTATGGGTTAAGGACGTGAACGATATTGGCCGGGAGATCGACCCCAGGGCTGTCGATTATCACCGGAGGTGGCGTGATCGTCTTCGTGGCGATTGGTTCTTGGCAAGGTTCGTGAATGATATTGAGAGCCGGTTCAAGATGATAGTAAGATGGTTTAGTAATGACGAGAAAATTTATTGATTTAGGTGATTATAGCATAACTGTTAATACGCAATGATATGGTGAAAAAGAGATCTGCTGTTAGTAAATCAGGTAAGTGCCCTAAATCGGGGTGCATCAAGAAAGTAGGAAGTGATTGGAGAGTAGTTAGTAACAAGACCGGAAAGTTATGGCCAGCCAAGTACAAGTCGAGGGATTCGGCTAAGAAAGCTCTAGCGGCTTATCACATGCATTGAAAAGCGTAGGCGGGTAGGTGATTAAGATCATGTACTCGCCTATTGTTTTATCCTGCATCCGATTATGTATATCTTTGTAGAAAACGTGATTTATGGCTAAGAAAGACAAGAAAGAGGAAATCCCTTCATGGATAAAGGATTTGTATAAGGAGGATCTTGATCGTGTTGTAAGAGGTGAGCGTCCTATGTATTTCAGGGGTATGGATGATAGTCCTTTAAGGAACGTATCCCCGGAGTTTGATATCCTTAGCGGAGGAGCTGCTGTTAAGGGTATGAATGGGATAAGAGGTGCGTTGTCTCCGTTGAATAATGGCATGGGTAATTATAATTTCAGCATTAGGGGTATAAATAAGAAGATAGGCGAGCTGGTTGATGAGGCGGGGTTGTATTTGCCTGAGAAATTAAGACCTGTATATCGGACTGTGGTGGACGCTATGTCGAGTTCCAAGGATAAGGGGTTGGGTTATATCACGCAGCCGTTGGCCAACGCCCTGTGCCCAGCGGACGAGCGACGGGACCGGCGTCTGGACGGGGAGCCCCCCGTTGGTTATGTGGATGCCATAGACGGTATATGGCCTAGGGAGAAATATGGGCTATGGGGAGAGAAAATTGAGCGGAAAGCCGAAGGAGGTCCTACTGGTAATGATCCTATGTATGTAAGACAAGATGTATCTGATAGAGCTTCGTATTTAAAAGAGATCATAGGTAACGCCATAAGAAGGAGGTTGTATGAGAATGTAACACCTGATGTGGTAGCCTCAAATGCCAGTCTTCCCGATAAGGTTAAGGAGTTTATATACGGAAGAAATGGCAAAGCTAATGTTGATGAATATAGTGAACAGCTATGGGGTAGATTCTTATCCCAACCTAATAGTCTTGACGGAAATAGCAAGGAAATAAGAATCCCCGATAATATTATTGCTGATATCGAGAGGATGTTTAATCGTGACACTGAGGATGAGATAAAGAGGTTAGATAAGAAGATTCGTGATACGGAGCGAGAAATATATGGTTCCGATAAGCCGGTTACAGATGATGCTTATGGTAGGCTGGAGTTTTTGAAAAAGTCTAGAGAATGGGTAGATATCTTTGAGAAGAATCGTAATTCGGTAAGATCCGGAAAGCCTACGGTTTTTTCTGAGTACGATTTTTATCCCGAAGCTGCTGGTGAGCTTACCCCGTTATCAGGGTTTGGTAATTTTACTATTTATAGACGTCCGGATGGAAGGTTAGGCGTTTACGATGTATATGATTTTTATAGTAATGATCAAGAGTTCCCGATTAATATAGCTACCAAGGTATTAGATGCTATAGGTGATAAGTTTGAGGAGAGAGGCTCTTTCAAGGATTATAATCCTGCTCCAGAGAGTGGTAAAGATGCTCTTATTCGTAACGCTATTATGTCTAAGAATAAGTTGGAGGACAAGGCTGAAGGAGGTCGTATAAATACAGGGAGCGATTATGGTTCTGGAAAGTATGTGATTGATCCTCGTAGATCAGAAAATAGCAAAATGGCTGTATATGATGAGATATGGGATTATCTGACGGATAAGAAGGGGATACCACAAATACAAGCGATCGGTATCCTGTCGAACATCGCCGCCGAGTCCGGAGGGGACACCGAAGCCCTAGGAGTCGCCGGTGATTTTGGCATCCAACAATGGCTTGGACCGAGAAAGAAGGAGCTACAGCGCAGGTATGGAAAGAAACCGACGTTGACACAGCAGTTGGATTATCTAGTGGATGAGTATCAAGGCAAGGTCCCAGGGTTAGGTTGGAATTACATCAATCAAGGCAAGTTCTTTGATAAGGACGCTCAAGGCAATGTATATAATTATTATATGTACTCAAAGGCTGATTTTGATAACGCTACCAACTACAAGGACGCTACCGTAGCATGGAATCAGGGGTATGGCAGGCCTCTTGGATCGACTTTAAGAAATGAGAAGAGATTTGAGTTTGCCGATATGTTCTCTGATAGGTATGGTGTCCCGGAGAACGAGCCAATGAGATACGAGTTCGGGCAGCGGGATTCGGGCATGGGGGACGGAGGTCAGCAGCCTACCCCTGAGACGGTAGCCCCTGCCGATCCTTCTTTGGCTTCCCGCCCTTCCATGGATAGCTGGTGGGAGAAGGAAGGCCAAGACCTGTTATATAAGATGCTAGCCCAATCTGGAGCCAATAAGAAAGCTATAGAGAATATCGCTAATAATATTAAGAACGATCCCCGCTCAGAAGCTCAGATAGAGGAGGCTGAGCGTATGCGTAAGGAACAGGCGAAAAGGCAGTTGGTGCTTAACATGATACCGGGATTAAGTCTTAACATAAAAGGCATGAGTAGATATAATGATTGACGTTATTTCTGTTATAGCCTTTTGTAGTTTGTAAATGTTTTGTTATATTTGGCAAAAAGTTTGTATGAAAAAAATTGGATAAAGATGATTTTATAAAAAGATCGTTAAAGATACATAATGGTTTGTATGATTATTCATTAGTAGATTATGTCAATAACAGAACTCCAGTGAAAATAATATGTAAAGATCATGGTGTTTTTACCCAAAGACCATACAATCATTTGAATGGTCAAGGTTGTCCCGAATGTGGTAAATGGATAGGGGGATCTAAAAGAATGGAGTCAAAGAAAAGTGTTTTTGTTGATAGAGCTATGTCGTGTCATGGGGAAAGATATGATTATAGTAAATCTAACTATTTGGGGGCTAGAATACCAATAGAGATAATATGCCCTATACATGGTTCTTTTTACCAGCTTCCATTTAATCACATTAGGGGAGTAGGATGCCCTAAATGTAAAGCGGATAAAAGCAAGAGTATAAAGTATGGGGTTGGAATAAATGATATGATTGGTATGGAGAAAACATTAGCTTATGAAATATGGAATAAAATGTTAGCTAGATGTTATTCTGAAAGAGAACAGAAAAGAAGACCTACTTATGTGGGGGTTAAGGTTTGTGATGATTGGTTGTATTTTAGCAAGTTTAAAAAATGGTTTGATGTTAATTATAAGGATAGATATGAATTGGATAAAGATATACTTAGTGGCGCATCTAAAATATATAGTCCAAATACATGCTGTTTTGTTCCACATCACTTAAATTCATTGTTAACTTATAAGGGGATTAGAATTAGGGATTGCCCTACTGGTGTTGTCCTTAGGGGTAGTAGATATAGAGCTAGTTTATCGACATTGGATAGGGGACGGGTTAATATAGGTACGTATGATACTAAAGAAGAGGCATATGACGCTTATAAGAAATCAAAGATGGATGAAATAAGGAAAAGAGCATTGGAATGTTTAAATAATGGAGAAATAGATGATATCATTTACAATGCGTTAGTAAATCATAACATCATATAATATTATATTTAAATTTCGTGCATAATAATATTTGTTGAGAGACTCATCGTTGTAAAATGATGGGTCTCTATTTTTTTTAAACTATCTTTGTATCAGAACGAAATTAATTTGATATGGTCAAATATGTAATCAAGAGGAAGATACCTAAATATCAAGAGGCCGGGGAAGTCACCCCTATTATGCCCGGTAATGTTGTTGGTCTTCAGGGTATTGGAGTGGAGCCTTTGGTTTCGTCTACCCAGATAGGATTTGATATTCAGCAGCCTGATATTAATACCATTGATACAAGTGATTTGAGCGCTTTGGTTGACAGTAATAAGAAGGTTGATAAGTCTGGTAGTACGGATGTTTTTGATTTTACCACCATCCCTTACTATGGCGCTGATGATATAGGGTCTAGATTCACTCAGATGGGTCGTGGTATAGGGCGTATGAGAAGTGAGGGATATGGAGATTTATCCACTAGGGCTAAAACGGCTAATACGATAACCACCATAGCCTCAGGAATTAGTGGTATCATGGGATTGGCTCGTAACGTGGTTTCTGGGATAGCTTCTGAGAAAGGTACTCGTACCAATATCAGGTTGGCTCAGGAGCGTGAGGCCAGACAAAGAAGGCAATCCCAGATGCAGTACAAGGATGGTGGGGGTGTTTATCTAGGGCCTAATAATAGGTTCGATAGCGGAAGCCTTACCGGTGAGTACCTGTATCCGTTACCTAAGTCGATGGAAGATCAAGCCAACGTAGAGGTAGAGAAGGGCGAGTACGTGGAGCAGCCCGGGGAGGCGCCGATGGAGGCTATGGGGCAGAAGCACGCCGATGGTGGAACCCCCGTTTCCTTGGAGCAGGGAACGAAGGTTATTACCGACGACACAACCATAGAGCCGGATTTCGCTAAATACATCAGAGATACGTATGGGATCAAAGCCACGCCTAAGGATACGTATGCTACGTTAATGGACAGGTATAAGGCTAAGATCGGTCTTAAATCGGCTTACGATGATCAGAAAAAAGCGCTGGAGAAGCTGAAGAAAAACGATAAGATAGATGACGAGAATACAAGGCGTTTAAACGCCTCCGTATTATCTAAGGCTATAAATGATAGCAACGATACCGTTAATGGATTAGAGGGAAGATTTACGGACTTCGCTAATGTCATATACAAGGAGCAGGAAGACCGGAAGATGAAGAAGGATGAGGATACGTATTTCGCTAAGGGTGGTGAGATAGATAACATCATATCCAGATCTATGAAAGAATACGGTCTTACGGAGGAGGATATAGCTGAGGCTAAGAAAGAGCTGCTTAAGAAAGTGGCTGGTATTCGTCAGAAGATGGAGAAAGGTGGTAGTTCTTTATTCGATTACCTACTTACTTTCCGTCCCGTAGAGAACAAGTACAATAATAAGGATAACACGTTTGGGTATCAGCGTCAGGGTCAGGATGGCTCTTATGGAGGCATTAATACGGATGAGAGGTTGAATTATTATAAGACATTCAATCCGGTCGCTTACGATGCTTATATGAGAGCTTCAGAGGGCACTAGGGCTAGGGCATTGCAAGACGTCATATACGGACAGAATAAAGGATGGATGGGCTTGGCCACGGCGGAGAACCCGATTATCGCCAACGCCGAGGCGCTTCGGGATTACACGACGCTCGTTTCCTTTGGCGGTGAGGATAGTCAAGGCAATTACCCGGAAGATAAGAAAGCCGCATATCATGATAGGATGAGAGACAACAAGTTTGGTCAATACTCCTCATCTCGCCCTATGATCGGTCTAGATGTTGTTACAGAGGAACAGCATAAGGCTCTTAATGATGCTGGTATCACTCATTTTAGCCAACTATTCTCTGACAAGAACAAGGATGTCGTTAATAAGATACTTGGCGAGGATATGCTTAAGATGCAGGCATTGAGATCCATGAAAGGAATGGAAGGTCTTGATTTTATACTTGATCCTCATAAGGTGGCTCCCGGTCCTATGGATATAGGTGATGTGGAGGAACCTGATGTTAAACTGGATATGCCTGAGCTGATTGATCCCAATACACTCCCTAAGACCAATACAAATGCCGGTAAGTCGAACAGCGGCAATGGAGGCAGGAATATAGTGGGTGGCGGTCTTGACTTCCCCGAGGTATTTAGGATGACCCCGGGAGCCGTGACAACGGAAGGTCTGGAAAGGCATTACGCTCCTACCGTGGATCCGGTGTTGAGATCGGCTGATCAGTATATGGTTGAGACCAATCGTGCTTTCCAATCACAATTGGATCAGATGGGTAATGTCCCGGATTCCCAGAGAGGGGCTTTATCATCCAACTTACAGGCTATCATGAGTTCCAATATAGGTAGATACATTAATGAGGTAGAACAAGGGAACGTGGCTCAAAGGGCTTGGGCTGATAATGTAAACGCCCGTACTTGGGCTGATACGTATGATAAGAATATAGCCCAACGTCAAGCTTACCAGCAACGTATATTGCAGGGATTGGCTATAAATGACGAGAACTGGGCTAGGTATTTCGATAGCGTAAATGACGAGATCCAGCAGAAGTGGAATACGGCTACGACCATGAATACATTAAGGTCTATATTTGGGGATGTAAAGATTGGTCCCAATGGACAATTAATCGCTGATCCTCAAGGAGATATATTGAGTTATAGGAGATTATATCCTGCTCAGGAAGTAACTAAAGGCAAGAAAGGATAAAGGATGGCTTCACAATATAGTATATTAAGGAATTACGGCAAGTACGTATCACCCTACAACATGGATGTCATGATGCAGGGGATGGGGTACATGCAGCAGAAGATAGATACCAATCGGCAGGCTATAAACGAGTATGCTGATTATATTATCAATTCTGACATTATAAAACCTCAGGACAGGGAATATCTTCAGAACAGGTTAAATGGATTGATACAGGACGTGAATAACGTGTATCGTAAATCTAATTTGGCTTCCGACGGTATAGCCAGAAGCATACAGGCTCGTCTTGGAGAAGCTCTGGATACCCGTGTGTTGAATGCTATTGCCGGTACTAGGGAGATCCGGGCTTTTAGCGAGAAGATGGAGGATATGAAGCTGAACAATCCCAAGATGTATAGTCCTATAAACGAGGCTGAGGCTTTCGCCGATGCCGTGGCTTGGATGAATGACGGTCAGGTAGGGACACGTCTTAATCCTATACATTATACCCCTTATACGGATTATCATGCTGAGATTGATGAGAAGATGAAGAATTTCATCTCCCTTAACAAGGGGAAGAAAGTCAATGTACCGGTGACTGATGCCAATGGCAACAGGACGGGCGAGATGCGTGAGATGTATATAGATGAGATGAGTTACGCTCAGGTCAGGGATATAGCCATGGCTTCTATATCTGAGAACGGTAAGGCTCAGATGCAATTAGAGGGAAGATATATGGCTAGAACGAATCCTGACTTATTTAATGTTCAAAGCACCTCAGATTTCCTTAAAGGGTATATTGATGATTTCAGTGTCAAGGAAGAATCCATACGAGCCAAGCTAAAGGGCGTTGGCAATGACAAGGCCAAGAGGGCTAAGTTGGAGTCGGAGCTGGCGGATATTATCAAGCAGAGAAATGATTTCGTGGAGGATGCCGAGGGCGTTATCGGTAGCAACTACAGCCCGGAGCGAGCCGGCATGTTCATGGTACGACAGCAGTTCCTTCGTGGCGTCGGGCTGAGATGGTCTTATAATAACTCATACGAGACGTTGGGTGTTGATGATTATTATTTCAAGGCCAATCAACAGATGATGGAGAGAGCTAAGTTCAATGAGACAAAAAGGCATAATCTAGCCATGGAGAAAGCAGCGTTGATGAGAGCCAGCAAATTGGGTAGGTCGGAGAATGGGGGTGACGGAGGTGATAACACGACCGGTCCTACCGTGGTTACTAAGAGCGCCAATCTTGAAAATGTGAATATAAGCGATGAGTTCATGAACGGGTTTATAGCCAATGAGAGGGCGGTAACTACCGGCATGAGTAATTTTGTTAAGTCACTGTCAGATGACGCTAGAAGGAAGATCGACGCATGGGCGTCTGATCCTGAGAATAGTAACGTGGTCAAGGATATGGATAACGATCAGGTTATCATGGCTTATTTCAAGGCCAATGGAGGGTCAAGGAACGAGTTGCTTGATTACAATGGTCAGGATAGTTACCTGAAGCTTCTTGGGTTAAATACTCAAAGAGGGAAGTATAATAAGATCAATGCTGGATTCAATAAGGCGGAGAACGCTGTTTTGGATGGCGTTGACGCTATAGTCGAGAAAGAGGCTAAATCTTTTGGTGGATCAGGCATAGATGTTAGTTACGGATTTGGGACATTTAATCTTGAAGATATCAACAGCAATGGTGATAAGGTTTTTGATATAGATGGGATAAATGACATAACATTAAATGATTGGGCTAAATTATCGGCATATAGCTCTATTCTTAGTAATAGTGTTAAAATGACCGATCTTATTCATGCAGCCACTCCTGGTGTCCATAACCCTATTGTTTTAGGGGATGTCAATTCTGGAGAGGCGGCTGTATTGGTGAATAGGATAAATGATTTGATGGGTACGTCATTGACATTGGATGATATTAATTTATTATCTCTTATTCCTATGGATGTTTCTGATGACGGTAATATGATAAAGGTGCTGACTGATGGGCTGTCTGATGGCAATAAAAGGAATGTGGCCGTAGCTAAGGCCATGTATGACGAAATGCAGAAAGAACAATACGATGTGTTTAGGCACAAATGGAGTCGTGGCGATCTGGGAAGGTTGGCTGATGACGCCAAGCGAGCCGGCGAGGATTACTTGAGACAATATCGTCATGAGTACGCCGAGCGTGAGTATATCTTCTCCGGCGATTATCCGTCTAAAAGCCAAGCCGAGTATGATTATATAAAGATTAGTGACCTGTTCACCCGTGGTGGCGGTTTTATCCCCAAGGATAAGGATAATGCCAATACGAAGATAACGTTTACCATATCCCCTATAGGTGATGGTAATTATCAGATCATTGGCAATAATGGAGGTGATGGTCGATCTGTTGTTGAGGTAAGCGAGGCTGATCTGGCTGCGAATGGACTTACTTTCTACAAAGAGGATGTAAGCATCCCGTCCGAGACCTATGATTCCGGTGTCGTACCCATATCTTTCGCCAGCTCAAGCAACAACGCTTATGGGAAGATGGCTAAGTCATTGTTGGTAGCTCCATTCGCTTACGCTAGCGGGGCCAAGGACACGGTGATGCCTTATATAGATATGTTTACGAATATAAATGACGGTAATATCAGGAAGAATCAGATGATGATCGCTACTGACGTGTTGTTCGATAACGCTTCTATGTACGAGTTAAGGGCTTCCGGATATAAGTATAATAATGGTTCTTCTGGGATAAATGTTGATATATATAGCAAAGGAGGGGCTAGAGAGGGTAATACCCCGTTGTATTCAATTGATCTGGATGGCGTTAACTATGCTGATGAGGTAGCAAGGAAGATCGACTTCTGCCCGCAGTATTATTTGGTCATGGCATGGCAACAGATACTTAGCAAGGAGAATGAGGTGTATTGGAGGAGCGAGGGAAGATCTACTACTGATGATTTCGAGAGCTTCATCTCGCCCATAGCTGATATGATTGATCAGGAGATAAGAAACAGGAATAACGGAAATAGTGGAAATAATGGAAACAATGGAAATCTATAATAATACCTCTAACGGAAAGGATCTTGCCGAGAAGTACAGATATCCTACCATAAACGTAGATAATATAAAGGCTATTGGTACGGATCCCTATGATATACCGGATCGTGACCTGCCTCCGGTATTGGATCCGTATTCCGCTTCCGAGAGATCAAAGTCCCAGATACCGTCATTGTCGGAGAGGATCAAGAATACTGTTAAGACAAATTATTATGATGATATGAAACATATGTCCCCATTAGGATATATGGCTTCTGATCAAAGCTATAAGGGCAGGTTTAATCTTACTGGTCCGGAGATATCGTTGGAGGATTCAAGGTATCGACTTAGTAGCGGTACTTGGATACCTAAATACGAGTCTTATATCCATGGTGTAGATAATGACACACGTTTATCTAGGAGTCAAGGTAGGACTGAAAAATGGATGAGAGGTTTGGGAAAATTTGTAGGTAAGACTGCCCTATACGGATTAGGCGGCGTTATCCAGCCTTTTTATGGTATTTACGCCGGTGTATCCAGAGGTAATTTTAACGCTGTTTTTGATAACGATTTCACGAGATGGTTGGATGATCAGGACAAGAAGATGGATTACGGTCTTGCTCATTATTACAATCGTGAGGAGCGGGATATGAATTTCCTTCAAAGCATGACCACGGCTAATTTCTGGTCTAACGATTTTTTATCCGGTCTTGCTTTTACCGCTGGAGCCATGTTATCGTCAGCCGTATATTCCGGCGCTGGATTGATGAACTTAGCTCGTACGGGAGCTAGGGCGGGCGTGGCTTTGGCTAGGATAGGCAAAGCGGCTTCGGATACCAAGAAAGCGTTCGGCGTCTACCTTAGGGCCGCCCGTACGGGACGGAGGATAGGCAAGGGACTGGACACCCTCGCTTTCCTTGGCACATCTACCTCATGGGAAGCTTCAGTGGAAGCCAGAAGTATGTTGATGGAGGCCGAGGAGAACTTCATGCAATCTTATCGTAACGCTTATGGGAGGGAAGTCCCATATGAGGAGCTTATGAAGTTCAGGGCTGACAATGCCAATGCCGCTAATGCTGTATTCGCCGCCAACGTCGGCATATTGTCATTATCCAATATAGCTATGTTCGGTGATATGTTCGGCATGGATCTTGGCGTGGATAAGTTTATAAAACGTAATATATTTGGCGTAGGGGCTGAGAGGATGGATAACGGTATGTTAAGAACCATAACGCCAAAGAAATGGCAGAAAATAGCCGGGAATACGTTCAATATTATCAAGCGCCCAGTGTCAGAAGGTCTTTATGAGGAAGGTCTTCAGGGAGTGGCTAGCAAGTCCGCCGAGGATTGGGTAGAATCAAGATACAATCCTATGGCTATCCGTCAGAACATAGGTTATATGGAGGCTATAAAGAACGGGTTCAAGGAAACATACGGGTCTAGTCAAGGCTGGAAGGAGATCGGCATCGGTATGATTATCGGATCGGTTATGGGTGGAAAGACCTTTGGAGGTATAAAGGAATGGAGCCAAGACATGTCCCGGAACGAGGGGATGGTGGAGGCCTACAACGCCAATGCCGGCGCCTTGACCGAGGCTGCTGTCCGTGCTATTCGTGGCAGTATGGCTCTTAACGCTCAATTATCTGGCGTAGACACATCGTACGAGAGTGATGGTAGGATCATAAACAAGGATTTTAGTGACGCCGTATTCAATCGTCTCCGTTATGATTCGGAGATGGGGATGTTGGATGATACCAAGGAGAATTTCAGGACGGTAGTCGAATCTATACCTAACAGCGATATAGCCTCCGATATGAATATGACAGATGAGCAGGTAAATGAGTATAAGTCCAACCTTATCAGTGAGTTTAATAAGAAGGTAGATAATTTTACCATGGCCAATAGGTTCGCCGACTCCCTTACCGATGGTATATCCAATAGGTCGTTTAACGCCTATATCTCCAATATGGTTTATAATGGCCTTGAGGCGAAGGATAATTTGAACGATATTGCCAATCAGTTAAGAAGGATATACAATACGGATATAGGCCCCGCTCTTGATATATATTCTCGTCTTAATCCTGATTCGAGCAGGGATCTTGAAGAACTCAGGAAGCTTACGGATGATATACAGAGGATGGAGAAGAATATCTTGAGGCTTCAACAAAGTGTCGCGTCGAAGGACGCTCTTGAATCTGATAAGGCTAAGTTGGTCAAGGAGAATGATAGGCTTCTTAAATTAACAGAGGATAGGATCGCATTGGAGAGGAAATTAACTACGTTAATTAACTCAGAGGCTGATATATCTAAGTTGTTCTTAAATAGAAATGATTCAAGGATCAGTGCCGCTGATCTTATGGCGGCTTATGATACTATAGCTGATTTTGAGAACGTCGTATCTATCCGTGGGGTTGATAATTATAAGGAGGCTATGGCATTGCTTAGTGAGTATCGTCATAATCTTGTGGCTTATAAGAATATAAACGAGTCTCTTCGTCGTATGCGTGACAGAAGATTCATCCGGGCGCAGGAGCGCGGGTTCATGAAGATATTATCGAACGTATGGGGTAAGACTTATGAGGAGGATGATAGCAAGTATGATTTCAGGAATACTGATAATCCTGATGCCAATGATCTTTACGCCAACGACCAAGCTATAGACAAGGCTTACCAAGATGGTCTTATAGGGGAGGATGAGGCATTTATGTTCAAGACATATAATCATATGATAGCTAGATCTATGGAGAACGAGATTAAGGCCGATGAAGGTAATATAGTCGAGAGGGTTCCTGATGATGAGGATATCATAAATCCTTCTGACGATAGAATCAATAATATAGCTATAAAGATATGGAACGGTAATGAGGATGTCTTATCTCCTAGGGAGAGACAGATATATGATAATAACAAGCCTCGTGTCGATAGTCTAGTTAACGGGTTTGGGGATAATCCTATTTCAAGGATCAATAAGGCTAGATCGATAATAGATAGATTGAAGATCCATGATAATATTTATGATAATATCAAGGACGCTGTTGATGATATTGTAGATATGAATATCAATGGTCTTGATCAGGATCAGATCAAAGAAGCTATAAAGACTTATAATGATCTTATGAATGAGGCTGACAATGGCAATGAGATTGATCAGGATAAGCTTAATGAGGCTATTGATATTATCAATAATTATTCCGATGGGCCTCTTCTTCAATTCGTGGAATGGATGAGGTTGTATGATAACGGAAGTATAGCTGTCAAGGATTACGATAAATCCATACCTATGGGTGATGTCCTCACAGAGAGCGAACCCGGGACATCCACCGGCAGGACGGAAGTTAACGCCGCCCAGAATCCGGTGGTGTTGATGGCTCAGAAGAGAGAGATCGGTGGGGTTATGTATTATGAAGTTGGCGGAATGAGACTTGACAGGTTTATGGACAGTCTTGGGCTTAAAAGATCTGATGCCACTGATACTGATAATGGAAGGGTGATGGATTTCACCAACGGAACCGACATATTTACTGTTATAGAGTCAGATAACCACTCAAGATGGATGATTAGCGAGGATGACGCTCAGGCTTTCGAGAACGCTACCGGTGTCATATTGGGGCGGCAAACCGCCTTGTCGACCTCCATCTGGTTCATGGTGTATCGCAAGGGGCAGGATGGATCTATTGTCCCTTATTATACGGGTGATACGTTTGGATCTAACAACGAGTCGGTGAATCAGGAAGCCGTAGCTAATCTCCGTAAGGATAATATCGTAAGGTTTAAGATGGATATGTCAGATCCATATACCAAGGAATTGTATGATAAATACAATAGCCTTAACGCCGTTGACCCTAATTCTGATGAGACTAAGTCGGCTTACCGAGAGCTGGTTGATAATATGGTTATTAAGATCGTGGATAGCGACGGCAATTTCGTCTCGGTACTGAAAGCCAATGACCCGGATTCAAAAGGAAGTAACGCTGATTTAAGGAGTAGGGCCTTTGAGTTATATAGGGATAATATAGGATCTGTTACTGGCGAGATTGATATACCGTTCGTAGGTACAGTTACCAGTGTTTTGCCGGGAAGACCTAATTTTAGCGTAAGTGATGATAATGGTACGTTGATGGTATCCGAGAATGATTTTACCAACGAGACGGTTGGTAAAGTCGAGAGCGTAGGATATATAGAGAATGGGGAGGTTACGATGAGGGATGATATTAAGTATAATATATTCCCGTTCTGTACGGCTATCGTCAGGGACAAGTATGGTGACTATAAAGATTCACGTATCCCGGTCGTAGCTATAAAGACAGGAAATGGAAGAAATTACCTGTACCCCGTAAGATTGAAAAATCAGGATATATCGTCATTCTCATCCATGATCGGATCGATGGCTGATAGGATTACGGAGGGTCTAGGCGGAGGCGTAAGTATTGATGATATAATGGATCTTAATAACGCTATAGCCAGATCAGGGTTGGATAATAAGACATATATGATTCCGCTGGCGGGAGACGTGGATGTTATCAAGAACCGGCTTAAAGCTGTCAAGGAAGCGGCTAGCAGGATGCCTATGACCGCTGACGTAAGAGGATGGATAGGTGATTCCAGAACTAAGGAGGATATTTTGATGAATGACGTTACGATCAACATCGATCTTAACAACGATCCTTTCATAGCTCCTAAGTTTAGGATGAGTATCAAGGAGAACAAGGTATCCAAGGAGGAGACGGAAGTCTCGTTCCCTAACCTGCCGGATCTGCCATCGGAGTTCGCCTCGCCTGCGAAGGCTGCCGAGGACAAGTCTTTGGTTTCCGACGGTAACGTAGTATCCGGAGAAAATGAGGCGGAAAATCCTTGCTAAATAAAATATCTTGACTTATCTTTGCGGCGTCAGTCCATCACCTGACGAGTAAGATATTTAAAAGTTGGTCCCTGTCGGGTGTGTGATGGCCCCGGTGGGGACTCTTTATATTATGCAACTAGATTCTTTTTTACATCGGAAGATCATGCAAGACCTACGCATCCAGCGAGTGAAGGTCTTGATGATGTTATACACCAGTAACTATTTTGTCAAGGTCAGACAAAAGCAGTTGCTTGATCATACATACTCATTAAGCAGAAGTCAGGCTTTCGATTATATGACTGAGTTCAATAAAAGGCTTAGTGATAAGGTTGGTATAGAATGTACGATGGATATTCTTCTGCCTACCGATGATGATAACGCTAATATCATAATCGAGTACAATGGCATCATTAAGAAGTTGATGAGGGAAGCCGAGAAGCTGGAACTTGACACTGACGCTATTAAGGATATGATGCGCGATCTACTTAATGAGTTGAAAGATGATGTTGATCTTAATATCTTGATATTTGACGTAACCCAGTTACTTATAAAATACAATCTATTTAGGTTGGATGCCATAACCGAGCAGGAGTTTAAGAACTCTTTTGTCAGAATGGATAGCAGGAATATGGAGATAAAGAAACTAACTTTATCTGATATCAAGAAGGTGGTGGAGATGATAGAGACCAGATATAATCGCTTTGTATGGTGAGAGAAGATAAATGAGAGTCATTGGTGGAGTAATATCTGCAATAATATATAAAACGTTAAACAATGTTTGAGTTTTATATATCCAGTTTACTGGCCGGGTATTAGCCTAAGTCTTGAAATAAAGACTACGTTATTGGAGAATATATAGTTACCTACGGATGTTTATCCAAGTCCGTAGCTCTAAGGTAGGTGATTAAACAGGGATTGTATTTGGGTTCCGGTGTTGCCTGTACAAAACCTTCAATAACATTGGCGATGGGTACTAACAGGGTTTTGCCCTGACTTATGTTGAATAAACATTTTATTAAATTATTTATTGTAAATGGTTTATGTACAGGATATATATGGTAGACCCTTAATGCCAACAACGAGGCATGGTAAGGTTAGAAGATTGCTTAAATCAAAGAAAGCAACCGTGGTAAATCTTTGTCCTTTTACAATCAGGCTTTTGTATGATACAACCGGTTATAAGCAAGAGATTACGTTAGGCGTTGACACAGGTACAAAACATGTCGGTTTATCAGCTACAACAAAAAGCAAGGAACTTTACGCTAGTGAGGCTATTCTAAGAAGTGATGTTGTTGATCTTCTATCAACAAGAAGGGAATTGAGGAAGATTAGAAGGTACAGATTGAGATATAGAAAGCCAAGATTCATGAATAGGATTAAATCAAAGAAGAGAGGATGGATCGCTCCATCAATCCGGCAGAAGATTGATTCTCATATTAGGATTATCGGTTTTGTATATTCTATACTACCTGTCTCAAAACTGATTATTGAGGTTGCCCAATTTGATACTCAAAAGATCAAGAATCCAGAGATATCAGGTAAAGAGTATCAGGAAGGTGAACAATTAGGATTTTGGAATGTAAGGGAGTATGTCTTGGCAAGGGATGAGCATAAATGCCAACATTGTAAAGGAAAATCAAAAGATCCTGTCCTTAATGTCCATCATATTGAGTCACGCAAGACTGGAGGAGATTCACCTTCTAATTTGATAACATTGTGTAAGACTTGCCATAAGGAGTTTCATAAAGGAAATATCAAATTGAAAGTAAACAGAGGTGAGTCGCTTCGTGACGCTGCGGTTATGAGTATCATGAAATGGGAGTTATACGATGAGTTAAAATCTTTGTATCCAAACGTAAAAATGACTTTCGGATACATAACAAAATATAATCGTATAAATCACGGGATTGAAAAATCCCATGTATCCGACGCTTTTGTGATTTCAAGGAATTTTGACTCCGAGAGACTTGGATATTATTACAAACGGAAATTAGTTCGTCGTCATAACAGACAAATTCATAAGATGAAAGCACCTAAAGGAGGCAATAAAAGGATGAATCAATCTCCTTTTAAGGTTTTCGGATTTAGATTGTTTGATAAGGTGATGTTTCAAGGTAAAGAACGCTTTATTTACGCAAGAAGGCTTCGTGGAATTTTTAATATCCGTGATATCAACGGAGAAAATAAGAAAGATATATCTTATAAGAAATTGGAATATGTCAGTCATGGATTGATTTCTATTGTAGCAGGTTGAGATTGTTAGGAGATAGGGGAGGGTATACGAATCCACCCCTATTCACAATCAATATGTTAATCAGATAAGGATATTTTCGCTAAACGATAAATTCCATTTTTTTTTGTTATTTAGGATTTAGTTTTTGCCTGTTCGTGAGGATCGGCAAAAATATTTGTACTTTTCGGAGAAACATAAGGTTTGTTACATTATTGTTATTTGGCTCCCGTCCGCTCGTGAGAGTAGGCGGGATTTTCATATCTTTGTAACAAAACGATTTAGCAATGGGAAGATCTTGTTATGTTATAAAAAATAAGGAGGGTAGGGTAGATAATGTCCTTGCCCCGAACGACCAACCATCCGGATTATACCAAAGGGCGATGGAGGTGCTTGGCGACCAGAAGCAGGCCTTATCGGTCTGGGGTACGGCCTACTCCCCCGACTTCGTGTCTTTCTTTGGCGATTGGATGTCCATGCCATCAGAATACGGCTTAGATAGCAATGGGGAGCCTAGGTATGATGATGTCATGTCCTTTATCAAACAAAAGAATTATGCTGTGGGTAATTTCATGGCTGACGAGGTTAAGGATATCAATAATACCATTACTTCCCTGGGCGTTGATAATATCAATGATCTTAACGATATGATCGTATCTAACTTCCTTTCCGGCGGTGATATATTCATCAACAGATATAATCTTGAACGATCCGGGATGTATGATGCTGATGAGATTGATAATATCATGACTAACCGATTGGAGTATGAGCGGGTAAGGGATATGATGAGGAGGATTGTCGATTTTATGTCTGAGGGGGATCTCAATGAGAAGGATACATATTTCTTGTCCTCCGAATCAGGCCTTGGTGATGATTATATGATATATGAGGATGTGTATGATTCATTGGGAAAGAGAAGAGTCTTGAATCCAATGGAGGTAAGGGATACGATCATGAGGGCGGTAGGCGGTATCAGCGACCGCCGGGAGTTCGATCAGGCTTTCGCCTCAGTCCCATACCCTTCCTTGGCGCTCCGGTATCAGGAGGATCAGGATTACGCCGATCGGATGTATGACACATATCGTAATATGACCCGTATGGAGGTCAGGGATCAGGATGGGAATACGATTACCGACTCATATTCCAATAGCACCATACCGTATATCAGTATGCCTAAGGACATGAAAGGTCTAAGGGATAAGGTTGGGGAAATGATCAATATGGACGATTTTAAGGACATCAAGGACGTTTCCGGACGTCTGTATGATATAGCTATGGATCTTGCCGACATGGGCGTGGATATAAGCGAGGCGATCAGCGATGAGATGGTTATATCCAGACCGGAGGATATCCGTGATCTTATGGCGTCGCTGGATGTCATGTTATCTTCCATACAGGCAGGCAATTCGGTATACGATAGCTTTATCTCCGATCTTGATAGGATAACAGGAAAAGGGAATCCGATATACGAGGTTCAGGATACTTATTCTACCAGTGATAGGATGGTGTATGTAAGGTCCGGGAATACATCCCCTTCCGATATGTATGATAGGAGCATGTTGTATATGGGTAGGAATACGTACCATAACACAGCCCCGATAACCGACACCGATCAGGCCTATGAGATGTTGGCCAATATCGGGATAGAGCGGCCCTCGTACTTGCCGGCTGGCGTGGTCCCCGCCGGGGCTTCCCGTTCCGATATTGGCGTGGTCAAGGATAATATCAAGAAGTTGGTTATGGATAACATCTCATCCTCGAATACTGAGAACATGATCCTTACCAGATTGATATACCAGCATCCCGTAACCCCTAAGATGGATGATGTCGATATTGATCGGGAGTTCAGGAGATACGAGGCTAGGCAGGGAAAGGATCGGGATTTTATCAAATCCTGTACATCGTTGAGGAAGATCCAGATCAAGGAAAGGTTAAAAAAATCGGATTTATATAATAATGTCTTACGTTTCCTTGATTTTAATGGATTTTATAATGTATCTTTGAACCACCATGACAGAGGTACGTTAAAAAGCATGGAGATGTCGTTGCCGGAAGGTCAGGTAAGAGATCTGTTGTTTGATGTGGCTATTGAGTCTAGTGACAGCAGCATGAGAAACCTTTTCTATCTGGATAGACAGGATAGGATGATGGATGTCGGTTTTTATCGATATCTATACCAAAGGAATCCGGCCCTGCTCCGGGAGGTCAACAGCGGCGTCGAGGTGAGACCGGACGGTTCGTTCTTGGCTCGTGGGAGGTATGATGATTTCGTGTCATTCCAATCCGGCTTATATGAGAAGGTAGGTGAGACGGTTGATGGATCAATATACAGGTTCGTCGATGATCTTATATACTCCGATCCATCATCATATCAGGATAGTATGGCACGAAAGATAGGTGACGTTACGGTAAGGAGTGACGATAACCGTCTATCAAGGGTAGAGGATAATCCCTCATCCAGTAAGATAATTAATGAATACACTGCTAATACAAATAAATTAATGCGAGATTTTTCGTGTGGTTAATCTCTCTTTGGCGTCGTGAGACGTTTTCTTTCGAGCATTGAAACATTGAATTTATAGATTTGCATGAATCCGGGCCGTAGTGATACGTCCCGGATTTTTTGTCTTGTACCGGTTCTTATTAATACCAACTGCATGACATGACGTGCCTTGATGATGACATATATCACGATCTTAGGATTATTAATTTTTGAACTTTGTAACGCCCGCCATCAGGTGGGGTTATTATTAATTCAAAAATAAATAGACATGGGTACAAGTGGAGACAAAATCGTTTTGTTAGACGGTATGGGTTCCGGTAGTGGAAGCGCCACTAACGGTTTATTATCTATGATTCCGGGGATGTTCGCCAACTTAATAGGCGGAAATAAGATGGATCCGAACTTAGTGGCGGCCTTGATGAACGGCCGTAACAACCAAGACGGTTTCGGCGGGGCTAACGGTTGGTAGTTGTGGATCATCGTCCTGTTCTGGTTATGGGGCGGCCGTGGCTTTGGCAATGGTTTTGGTAACGGTGGTGAGAACTGCGCTAATGGTCTTCCCGCTCAATTGAATAACGACTATGGTCGTGAGTTACTGATGCAGGCTATCCAAGGTAACAGAAGCGCTATCGAGCAGATCGCTAACGCCTTGAACTGTACTACTACTCAATTGCAAAGCGCTATCTGTAACGTGCAAGGCGCTATCGATAAGGTAGCTGGTCAGGTAGGTATGACTTCTCAGGCTGTTATTAACGCCGTACAGCAACAAGGTTGTGAGATCGGCAATCAGATCAGCTCTTGCTGCTGCAATTTGAGTTCTTTGATCAACCAAAGCACGTGCGCTACTCAAAATATGATAACGCAGCAAGGCTTTGACAATCAATTACGGACGTTAGAGCAAACCAATGTTCTTCAGAGTAACATCAACCAAGGATTGACAAACAATCGTGAGCAGGCTACTACGCAGTTCAATATCTTGAGCGCTAAGATTGATGCTCAAACAACCTTGATTAATGATAAATTCTGTCAATTGGAAATGCGTGAGATGCAGAATACGATCAATCAGTTGCGTGATGAAAGGTCGGCTTACCAAGCCTCCGCGTTGACTCAGCAACAGACTCAGAATTTGATCAACCAGTTGAGACCTACCCCTGTGCCGGCTTATCCTTCATGCTCTCCTTACCAGACTTATGGATGGGGTCAAGCATTTTATGGAGGTAATTACGGATGTGGGTGCAACAATGGATGCTGCAACAACGGAAACGCCGCTATCTAACTCTATAAAGGAAGGAGGCTATTATGGCTTGTGTTTCTAAAATAGGGTCTCTTTATGAGTTGGTCACGAAGAACGTGGTAGTGACTACTACCAACACCATCTTCGGCATCAACCCAAGGATATGGCTGTCCTTGCCATGCGAGGGCCTTCTGCTGCTGAAAATCCGGCAGGTGGTTCCGACAACAGGCGAGACATTGCCAGTACAGATAGCTATTCCAGCGAACAGCACCGTATCCACGGTAGGTGATGACACATGCTGCCCGGTAACCGGCGTGGCTGTGGTGAATCCGATCAACGTGGCTGTGACCGGAGCGGCTATGGTTAACAACACCGAACGCCTTGTTTATTTCAACAAGGTAAGGGGTGTATTGAGGCTCATGGATTGCTGTGTGCCTACAACTTCCGCCTCGGCGTCGGAAACGGATGTTGATGAGGAATAGGTTAGATTGGATGTCTAATGGGAGGGTATTCCCTCCCGCTTAAAAATCGAGATATGTTTAGAGACTTAAAGAAAGGATTTCAAGTATATACGCTGGATACGTCCGATGTTCCGGTGTTCAGGATGGGGAATGTGGTTAACGTGTCCGAGCCTAGGTTCCAGCAACCCCAGATGGGTCAGATGGGGCAATATCAGCAACTACAGGATAGGGTGATAGACCTTACCGTGGAGATAAACGGGTCTTCCATGACCTATGTCGTACCGGAGAGCAGGGATGTCGCTATGTCCAATAACATAACTTTGGCCTGCTCGGTCGATCCGATCATGAACCAGCTTAACGCCGCTAAGAGAACCAGCTCCGATATTCTCGATAGTATCGATAAGCATAGGAGGACGCTAGAGGCTTGTGATTCGATCCTTGAGGAAATCAATCCGGCTTTTAAGCAGACTAAGGATCAAGACCGGAAGATCAAGAATCTTGAGGAGAAAGTCGATAGGATGGGATCCTCTTTCGATGAGCTAAAAGAGTTGTTAATTAAAAAATTAGGTTAAGATGAGAGTTATAGATTTAGGCGGCGGTCACGATGAGGACTACGATGATGAGATCTACGATCGTAGAGGCGGCCGTGGACGTAGCAGACGTTCGGATGGGACTTACATGGGTTATGGTGGTGGAATATATGACCATTATGGCAAGGAGCATGACGGTAGGATGGATGAGCTAGAACGCCGTGAGCGTGATCTTGAAAGACGTGAGAGGGAACTGGAACGTGACGAGCGTGAGCTTGAGAAGCGTGAGAGACTCCATGAACGCGAGGACGAGATGTATCGCAGGGGATGGTTCGGTGAGCGTAACATCCGTGACGAGTTCGAAGGTACCGAGCCTTATATGCGCAGGGGACGCAGGAGTCGTTATTACTGAGGAGCAGACGCCGATGACCCGGATTATAAGCGGTATATAGACACTCATGGATATCACTTTTCCAAGGAGCTGGCTAGGGAGGCCGCTGACAAGATGCTTAACGCCGACGGGTCCAAGAGAAGATGGACGATGGAGGACGCTAAGCAGATGTTCGATAAATGCGGGGCCAAGAAACCTGATAACGCCACTTGGGGAGATATCCAATATCTGTTCGCTATGTTCTATAGCGACTACTTTCCTAAGGTATTGGATTGCGACCAGAAAATAGTCAAGGCTGTCTTGGCTTATCTGGAAGACCCTGACGCCCCGGAAGGGACGGCGTTCGTAAGGTATCTGGCGGTGCGGTGCTTCGTCGGTGACACAATCAAATGGAGTGAGATGATATGATTTGATACAACGTTGGAGAACCCTGTCGGCGATAGAATACCGATGGGGTTTCTTTTTTTGTCAAGTATCTTATTATCGTTACATTTGTCAGGAGTAGGTCTTTTTGTTCATAGGCAGGGCGGGCGGGAATGAAAAAAGGCATCCTCACGGACACCCTTTCCCTTTGGTTGAAAATTACTTAAAACATTATGAGTTACTACACCGCAAATATAGATAATTAAATACAAACTGCAATGGGTAAGGGGTATTATTGGATAGAGTCAGTGGATCAGACGTTGAATGATTTCCAGTTTTATAAGGCACGTATCGTAGGCGATCCTGAATATGACGAGAGACATCATCGAGTTATATTGAGAACTGATAAGTATTTCCCTGTCGGAAGTATCTTCCATGTCCTTAATGACCCGGAGATGTTTGTTATAGAGAGGAAGTTCAAGACATGGGGGAATAAGTATGTCGTTAAGCCTTGTGAGGGTGAATGGGAATGGGAGTCTGTCCAGAAACTTAAAGACAAGGCTATTATATTCCGTAGCGGATTCCTGCACGGGGACGGCAGTTTTTGACACTTACCCGTATCTCCCCCCCCCTCGATTTCTTGGCTTTTATGTATATAACTATATTTGAGCAAAAAATAAGTTTGATATGGAAGATTTTCAAGGTAAATACAATGGTAAGCAGATAGATCAGCTTTTGGATAAGGTTAATGATATTGATCTTACCAAATATGCTCTTAAGACGGATAATGCCCCTACCGCCACGAAATTACAGGCGGCTAGGACCATAGCGCTGTCCGGGGCTGTTACCGGTAGTGTCTCATCGGACTTTGGAAGTAATGTTACTATCTCCACGACATTGGCCAATTTTGATGCCTCTAAGATCGCGTCCGGAACCATCAGCATAGATAGGTTACCTAAGGCGGCTTTGGAGAGATTGGTCGTGGTAGTTAATGATACGGCTAGATTCGCCCTTACCACCGCTACGGCTCAAAGTGGTGATACGGTAAAGGTCACGTCTACAGGTAAGATGTATCTGATAAAAGACGAGTCTAAATTAAACAGTGAGGATGGGTATGAGCCTTACACGGCCAGTCAGGCTTCCTCCGTGCCTTGGTCAGGGGTTACGGGCAAACCAAGTACCTTCACACCTCCCACGTCCTCCGCTACCGTTCTTGGCGGTATTAAGGTGGGATATACGACTTCCGGGAAGAACTATAAGGTGCAACTGGATTCGTCCGGCAACGCTTACGTTAACGTTCCATGGACAGATAATAACACCACGTATAATGAAGCCACGGCCGACACCTTAGGATTGGTTAAGATCGGCTATGCTTCTAATGGAAAGAACTACGCTGTGCTCTTGGCTAATGGCAAGATGTACGTCAATGTCCCTTGGACTGACAATAACACTACATACTCACAGGCCACGAGCGATAATCTGGGTCTTGTTAAGATCGGGTACTCAGCTAATGGGAAGAATTATCCGGTAGCTCTTGACGGAAATGGCAAGATGTATGTGAATGTTCCGTGGACGGATACCAACACGACATACACCAATATGGGAGCCGCTTCTGCCTCAGCGTCGGGAAAGGCCGGCTTGGTACCAGCACCAGCCGCCGGAGCGCAAGCCAAGTATCTTCGTGGTGATGGAACATGGCAAACCCCTCCTAATACCACATATAGCAACATGGGTGGAGCGACGTCCTCAGCCGCGGGATCGGCGGGATTGGTACCCGCTCCAGCTGCTGGCAAGCAAACCTCTTTCCTTCGTGGTGATGGCACATGGGTGGTTCCGACAAATACCACATACGCTAAGGCTAATACCACGACCTTAGGATTGGTGATGATCGGATATTCGGAGAATGGCAAGAATTATCCGGTGGAGTTGGATAGTAGTGGTAAGATGTATGTCAACGTGCCTTGGACGGATACTAATACAACGTATGGTGTTGTAGGAGCCAACGGGTCCACGGGGTTGGTCAAGAACGGCAGTACCGTGACAAGCGCCTCTGGATATACGGCTTGTCCTATCGTGGGTGGTATCCCCTATTATAAGGATACGAATACTACCTACGCCAATATGAAGGCGGCTACGGCTTCTGCCGCCGGTGCTGCGGGATTAGTTCCGGCTCCCGCCGCTGGTAAGCAGACGTCCTTTCTTCGTGGTGACGGGACATGGGTCGTACCTACTAATACCACATACGGATTGGCCTCTACTACAGCTAACGGCTTGTTGAGACAGCTTAATGGCAGTACATCCAGTTTCATGCGTGGAGATGGCACTTGGGCTACACCTCCTAACACGACATATGCCGTGGCCAATGAGTCTACTAACGGTTTGATGGCGGCCGCCGATAAGAAGACCATGAACAGGCTTATAGGGGTTAATACGGTCACGACATTAGCTAACCTGCCTATTAGCAAGAGAAGTATCACGGCTACGTTATCAGCCGCTACCACCCTATCTGTGCAGTCAGGGATGCAGATAGGGGAGGAGCTGATGATCAGGTGCGTCCCGTCGGCGGCCTTCACGCAGGCTATACCCAACTCCGGGGCTTATGTAAGCATGAGTGGTACTTCTATAACCACTACGGCTAACAAGCCTTTCGAGATAAATATCTGGTGTTACGCTTCAGGCAAGTATAGCATCGCTGTTAAAGAACAAGATTAAAGAATAGATTATGGCATATACATATATAAACAGGGAAATATATCCCAATATGTTGGTTTTAGACGAACCTCTTGATGATAATTACGCTAAGGGTAATAGCTATGATGATTATATTAATGGCAATCCGATTCCATGGATAGAGCTGGGAGAGGAGCAATTGGCGTTCAAGGAAGCTAATCCTAAAGCCACGGTTAAGGAGATCATTGAAGCTAGGCTAGATGAGTCGAGGATTCTTAACGAGGAGAAATCGGCTAAATATGAGGAGCTGAGATCTTATGAGACTGAAAATCTCCATGAGTTTTTCTTGGATGATCAAGATATTTATATTCCTAAATATGACAGACGTAGCGCTTTGGCTGATGGGGCTATAGTCGGTAAGATAACGATTATGGGTCTGGAGTTCGATATGACGGAAGGCAAGATCTTGATCGGGATGATGGATAAGTACGATAACGATCTGACAACGGCGTTAGGGGACAAGCAAAAGCAGATCAGTATAGCCACTACCGTAGAACAGGTGAGAGCTGTCGATGTTCAGTCCGGCTATCCTGATAAGGTAAGTGTTACCACGGCGTACATCCAGCAACAGGCGGAGGAGAAGGACGCTTCTGATCCTCAAAAAGTAGCTGTCAGGTTCTCTAGGATGGTAGTTAATAATAAGGCCATATCTTTATCTTCCAGTGAGAAATTGGATGTTAAGGTCCTATTCCCTATATGGGGACAAGAAGGAGCTAATTTCGGGCTATCCGTGGATACTGGATTTTGTCTTAGGGTAGTTAAGGAGGATACGGATATCCTTTACGAGGTTATCCAGCCTCATACGTTATCGTCAGAATGGGAGCCTGGACTCAGTACGGCCTCCTTATACAAGGTCATTGATAAGGAGCATGCCGGGACTATAGGTGATCCTATCCCTTATTTCCCTCCTATGGAGATATTTAAGGATAAATATTACATCCAAAACGCTGACGTGTATAAATGCACAAGGGATAGTGGAACTCCTCTTAGTCATAATCTAAAGGACTTGATCGGGTTGTATGTTGAGGTTGTACAGGGCTAGTCGTATCTACCCCCCCCCGTATTTGGAGTGTAATTAGATACAGGTTATTTTTGGCATAATAAAAAGACATTTTTAAAGTTATTTGAATATGGCATCACAAAAAATCGGTTTCGTAACCGTCGACCCGGTATCAGGATCAGGAGATCAGGCGGTTAATTTTTCCGGTGAGAAACACACCGGTCGTCTTCAACGCACTATCAACCTTACGGTCACCACGAACGGCGGGGCTAAGAAGGCGTTGGTAGTCAATCAGGCAGCGGCTGCTGAGGTGGTAAGATCAGACAGCCCTAACGCTTCCGTACAAAAGGCAGGTGGTAATGTTACCATCACCGGTAAGTCTAACAGTACTAAGCTTACGTTCGCGGTCGCGTCGGCTGAGGAGAACGGGCTTACGTTACTGCTCCCGGCTAACTACACGGCGGCTGGAAAGACTACGGATAACGGAGCGGTTATCGCCGGCGATCCCGGAGCCGCTGGCGAGTTCGTTTGGAGCATCACGATCTCGGGCGTACCGGCCAACGTCACGATCGAGGAACTGACAGCTACATTGAGGGTAACTGCCGCTGGTGGCCAGACAGCCAACGTGACGGTAACGCAAGCCGCTGGAGACTCTGCTATCGAGCTTGACAAGGAGACTATTAACTTGGATGCAAATGGTACTCAACAGACGGTTAACGTAACATCTAATGACAGCTGGACTTGGGCGCAAGCAGCGACTAGGACCGTATTGAGAATGATGGGACGATAATCAGTTTCTTTTCGCTTACTCAGACCCCGATCGACTTAAGCCGGTTGGGGTTCTCTTGTTTTATTATCTTTGTGAGTAGAAGATAACTAAAGGATATAATTATGAGTGATTTGAATGTTAATTGGAAGGACGGGGTAGGCGAGGTAACGGACCAGCCTCTGACCGTCAGCCCGGGGTCCGGGACCGGTAACGCCCCCGTTTCCTTTGGCTCGGTGATGAACAAAGGCCTTGACCGTACCCTTGAGTTGGAGATAACAACCCCCAAAGGCGTTAAGAAGACGCTTACGGTGAATCAGGAGGGATGTAGGCAAGCTTATATCACGAGCGACGGGAAACGGTGGTTAACCAGCGACAACCGGGTGTATGGGGTTTTGAAAAGCGATGCTCCGTGCGAATGCATAGGTGATTGTCCTTGATATTTTGTTTTTACGAATTTTGTAATTACATTTGTGGCGCATGTCCATCACCATGCTTTTCGTCGCTAATTTATTATAAGGGATACCGGTCTGTGATGGGATCGGCATCCCTCTGTTTTTTAATATGGAGAAGATAAATGTTTTCGATGTTCAGGTTCCTGATGGGAGACAAATCCGTTGTATGTCGTATAATAAGGTTACTTATTTTGATCTTGACGATATATGTAAGTTATGTTTTGACTCATACGATCTACATGATGTGGCTGACACTAAGGTAATGAGTGAGTTCCTGCACCGAGAGGGTGGTCGTTATTGGACTACGATAGATGGCGTAAGGCAGTTGTATCGTAGGATTGAGTGTAAGATGTGTTTTGAGGTTATAGAAAAATTAAAGGGATTATGAGAGAAAAGGAATTTGATTTCGTGATATATCCGTTGGATTTGATTATCACGGTTGGATTAGATTATAAGACGTTGTGTGATCGTTTCGAGAATATGGAACCTGAACACGAGGGGAAATGGGGAGATGAAGATGATATGGATAAGGAGGCGTCTTTCGTGAATTTGGTAAGGGATAGGGACGATGATGATAAATTTGCCATACTTTGGAATTTTTCGAGCGACGATGATTTAATAATGAGAAATATATGTCACGAGTCATTCCATATAGCAATGAGCGTATGCCAATTTTGCAACATGTCTCTTGGATTTAAGGTTGGAGAGGATGAACACGCAGCGTATATAGCCGGATTCGCTGGTGATTGCGTTAGTGAGTTCATCAATAGCAAGAATACGGATTAAGTCATAAATTCTATAAGGAATATAAGAATATCAGCCTCCGCTTATTTGTGGGGGCTTTTTGTTTATCTTTGTCAAAAACATGAAGTTATGTCGAGTTGCGTAATTAAAAGGAATAAGGAAGGTAAGATAACCCGTGTCTTGACCCCTTCCGGCGAGGTATCCACCTTGTTCGATAAGATAGCGGGTATAGCCGCCGTAAGTGACCTTAATAAGGCCGCTGAGGCTTATATGACTATTTATAACGATAAGTTCAGGTCTAAGTTCGGAGACTGGACTAGATCCGTGCCAAGGAATAAGGAGGCGGCCAGATCCATAAGTGCCAGACTTAGCGCCAGCGAGTGGGGGCAACTTATGTCAGCCAAGGTCCTGTCCGCCATAAGCGATATGGATGCCCCAGCGTTGGCCAGAAGCCTTGGGAATAGCGACAATGTCGTGGCTTATCTTACCTCCGGAGAGGTAGGTGATGTCAATGATATGGCTGTGGTAGATACATCCACGGTACAGGAGGTGGATCTGGATTCCATAAACGAGGATAATATTGGTGATACGATACTGAAAGAGGCGTCATGGGATGATATAAGGGCTATCAGGGAGAATATAGATATTAAGGAAACAGCCCGTATGTTATGGAAGGCCGTGGAAAGCGCTTTTACCGGGCAACGACCTAATATTAGGGTGAAGGGTGGAAATATAGATGGTGAGATTATATTCTCCGGCAATGTCTTGCCTTTAAATGATATTGAGAATTATACTCCTCCATCTTCAAGATTGGTATATGATTCCGGTGAGCCTCGCCTATTCTTTAGATCGGATGACGGCAAGATACACGACTCTTACGCCAACGCCATAAAAGGCTCGTCCGGCGGGCGGATCGAGGCCGGGTTCTTGGCCGGCAGTGTCGAGGAGAGCGACGTCCCGTCCGGCACGGCTGACATCTCCTTTGGCTCGTCCTCCATAACCCTTAACAACAGTGATTCGTTCATCCCGGTCCTTGGCATCAGCTCAGATTCTAATATAAGTACCCGTGGAGGGTTTGTCAATTACCTTATCAAGAAAGGTCTGTTGAGCGGGGAGCGTATAAGGCTAGGAGATAGGTATTATCTTACAGGGGCCGGCAACTCCGATGGTCTTAAGATCTATAACGCTATGGATGCCTTGTCTAGGCTAAGGAATAGGTTTGGAAGTCAGTCCTCCGAAATGAACGTGTTGGGTTCTATAGGTTTTGATACGGAGGTAAGTAATGATCTTGATCTTATCACGACATCAGGGGAGAAGGTTACGGTAAGCAGATCGGAGATCAAGGGCATGTTAAGGCAAGGTAAGTTTGAGGAGCTTAATAATAAGTATGATGGGTTCATAGAGCTAGCCTTGTCGTTGATGATGGAGGATAACGCCTTGTACGGAAGTAATGTCCGTGGGGTTATTGAGAACGAGAAGGCGGAGGATCTTCAGAACAGGACTGATATCACCAACATCTTATCCACGTTAGGTATCCGTGTGATGGGTATGTCTGAGTATATGGATAAGTATAAGATGCGTAATGGTGTCGAGCCTTCGGCTAGGGCATTGTCCGATATGGCTAATGGGGTTATTGCCCTGGCTGAGGGAGCTACGGTAGAGGATCTTAATGAGGAGGTGGCTCACTTCTTGATCGATACTTATCGTAATCAGCAGGAGATTGACGAGGTTCTGGACTCTGTTGTCGGCACGCCATTATGGAATCAATTCGCCGGTCGTTACTATGAGGTGTATGGGAAGGAATACCAAGGGGAGGAACTGGATCGGATGGTGAAGCGGGAGATCCTAGGCAAGACGTTGGCCCAGCGGTTCGTACCGGGCATGGAACAGGCGGTGGAGGATCTGGCCTCGTCCGAGGACGCCCAGCTCTCCTTGTTTGGCAGGATAATCCGGGCTATACGGAATTTCTTCTCTACTCAAAGATCAGACTTGAATAAGGTTCTTGATAGGATAAAGGAGTCGGCGTTAGCTGATGACCCAAGCGCATTTGACGTGCTTCTGTTAAAGGATAGCGACCATCTCATGTACTCATTATCGGATGTTGATGTGGCTAATAAGCTGATCAAGAACGGTAGGTCATTGGAAAGACTATATACCAGATTGCAGAGGATGAGGTCAAGCCAAAGCCAGAGGATCGGGGAAAGCATCTCCCTTCTACGTGATATAGGCGAGAAGGTAAGACAAGTCGGGGGTGAGCTAAATAAGAATAACAACCTATTATCCACCAAGAGCGTCATAGCGACCGCCAAGGCTGAGGTGGAGTATTTGGTCACTGTCGCCAGCAGCTTACGTAAGAGCGGGAAAGGATTGGATTATGAGACGATGCAGGTTATCGATAACGTATATGGGGAGATCGTGCCACTTGTCAGGAACCTTCGTGGATTCGTCAATAATCAGGCGGCTGATTATTATGGCAGCAATAAGGTTGGCATGGTAGAGGATATGGATGATATATTACGTATGGCTGAGACATCCATGTCTGATATAAATGCTCTTCGAAGTGATCGTAATGAGGACTGGCTGGATGGACAGCTCAGGATGTTTAATATCCCGGAAAGATATTGGAATGGGATAAAGAAGTTGATAAATAACATCCATAAGGATATCAATGTCATGTCCCGGTTCTTTGGTACGCTGGAGCATAGTGGTAACGCTATTTTAGGTATGTTAGGCCAACGTCTAGCCAAGGCTCATAGTGAAGCCCATACCGAAGGTATATCCAATATCAATAAGATGACTAGGATGATGAAAGAGCGTGGATGGGGGATAAAGGATAATGAGGATCTTATACAGAAGATAAATGGGAAGAACTCGGATTACCTTGACTCGTCCCGTGATTTCGCCAAATACGATTTACTGCTCAGGACCGAGCAGGCTAAGGCTATTATCGATATATATGATCTTAAGAATGTTACGGGTAAGACCGAGAAACAACTTATCGACCTTCTTCTATCCGATAGAGGCCTTAAGGTGAAGACCCGTGACGACATAGTAGGATATGACGGGGATAAGCCTATCACTAAGGAGGTATATCATATATTCAAGCCTACCATCCAGAATTTCGATATCTCGGACATGACGTTCGAGGATCAGCAACGGTATCTGGATACGATAAATAAGTGGTTGGATGAGAACCGAGAGAAACCTATGGTGCAGGCTTATTACGATAAGATCGAGAAAGTCAATAAGAAGGTCGAGGAAAGACTGGGTCGTAGGGTATCGCAAGCCACGTCCGATTTCATGACCCGTATCCGCAGGAGCCGGTATGTGGCTATGGATAAGTTCGTGAGGAACGGGAAGGCCGATTGGAAGGCGTTTCAATCCGATCCTATAGCTTGGAGATCTTATCTGGATATTTTACGTGATAGGGCTATAGCCAAGAGCGAGTGGTATTCCGATGGGACACCAAAGGAAGAGGGATCCGAGGCTCTGATGATGTCCGAGGAGATCAAGGCATGGGACGAGGCATGGGCCGAGGAGTTCGGGAATACCAACGAGGGTCGTAAGGCTTCCGCGGAATTCAAGGAGATACTTCGTGGAATAGAGCGTTCCGAGGGCGGTAAGGCGGCGTTCGAGTTCCTGCTAGCTGGCGGTCATCTTGGTTTCTCTAAGGATATGTGGGGATCCGAGGAGGGTGATTATTACGAGAATCTGGTTGATAAGATCACGGAGCAATCTGTATCATCATCAAGGATAGAGAAGGTAGAGGAGGCGATGGCGACAATAAACGAAATCAATGACCAACTAAGGCCTTTGCTTATCCAGTACCGGGATAGCACGAGATACGGGGAATATGATTTCGATAGGTTACGTGGATCCGCCTCATTAAGAAAGATAAACGAGTTATATGATCGTCTGGCTGAGGCTAAGAGCGTTATTAACGCCGCCGCTTCCGCTGAGGCTATTGAGATGGATATGCCTGATACGGTGGAGAGTGGAGTCACGGATTCTTACCGTAACGCTTTAAGGGATGCCATGGTATACGACAAGGGTATGGATGAGATTAAATTCGCCAAGGGACATATGTCTGCCCGCTCCCGCAGCCAAGTGGAGCGGATGGCCTCCAAGCTATCCCGGAAGAACCCGTCATGGACAACCGTGGAGGTATCGTTTTTGAGAAGGAAATACGGTCCTGACTTCAATAATAAGCTAGCTAACGACATAGCGATGGGTAAGGCTGATAAGATCCTTGTCGAGTACGCCAGAACCCGGTTGTATCCTTATATGAGGAAATACTCTCCCAAGGGATATTCTGATTTCGTCAGGAAGATAAATAACGGTACGTATAAGGTATCCGAGTTCTTTGATGCCATAGAAAATGGTATATCTAAGGAAGAGAGCGTATCCCGTTTCGGGTTTGATATTAATATGATCGATCTGACGATCAATAACCAGTGGCTTGATGAGGCTGACGCCGAGAGTTCTTTTCGTAATCCTAATTATAATCCCGATCTGGGTTATGGATATCATACGCCTAGGTTCGATAAGTACAAGAACGAGGCTTTCTTCAAGAAATACGGTATTACCAACGAGGGGGAGGAAGCTACGATCAATAAGGATAAGTGGGAGATGAGGAAGGAGCTGCTTAACATAAGCCGTAAGGCTATGGAGGATTATGATGAGCGGTTTAGGAATATCTACCAGATACCACAAATATCCAAGGGCGGCGTGGAGAGGATGGTGCAGGCCGGGGTTGACCCGAAGGCGGCTATCGGCAACGCCGTACGTGATATCGTTGGCGAGAGGGTGGATGACCCTATACATGGTCAGGGACAAGACCTAGGAGGGCTTGATGAGAACGATAACAAATATCGTATGATCCCCAAATACTATCTTAGTAAGTTGGAGAACGCCGATGACGTGTCCCATGACTTCGCCTACTCCTATTCCATGTTATCCTTACAAGCGACCTCTTACAAGTATAAGAGGGCGGCCTTGGATGATGTCATGGGATACAGGAACATGATGCTGGAGACGCAATACGACGGCGGTAAGAACCCAGAGGCCACTCACGCCTATAGAATGTTTCAGGACTGGGTTAACGCCAGTATCTATGATGTTAGGATAAATAATAAGCGGGCAGAATGGAATATAGGTAATTATAAGGTCGATCTTAATAAGCTGGCTCTTATGTTTACCAAATTCGTATCCAAATCCAACTTAGGCTTCTCCCCGTTCGTCGCGGCTACCGGCGCCCTTACCGGGCAGGCCAACTTCCTTTTGGAGGGTATGGTAGGGCAGTATATAAGCAAGGACTCCATGAAATACGCCTATGGGGAAGCCCAGAAGCAGTTGAGTACGTACGTGTCTGAGATCGGGGACATAAACCGTACCAACAAGCTATATGTCGTTGGAGAGGCCCTAGGTGTGTTTAATGTCCGCAACCGTGTACGATCGGCGGCGTACAACAAGATCTGGAGAACCTTATTCCGGGATCTGCCGTTTAAGATGATGGAGGTTCTTAACTCCCCGTTGGATCCGCAGGTTATTATCTCGGTCATGGATGATACCCGCCTATACGAGGGTCAGTTCTGGTCATACTCCAATTTCAAGGAGATGATGATGAAGGACAGGAATATGTCCGCTAACGAGGCTAAACGCGATTGGGAGCGTTTAAGGGATTATTCTATGTGGAACATGGTAGACGTCAAGGATGGAAAGATCGTGGCTAAGAACGAGGCTAACAAGGATATTATAGACCGATATATACCCACCTTGTCCAGTAGGGTAAGGAGTATGGTGCAGATCTGCGACGGCGCCTTGAACGAGCAGAACCGGGTGGGGGCTAGCCGGAACGCTATCCTTAATATGGTGCTGCCTCATCGTGGATGGTTTATATTGGCCGTGCAGCGGGCGTATAAGAAAGCCGGTTTCAATTTCCAGACCAACCAGTTCGAGGAAGGATACATGAGAACGTTATGGAGATTTGCCGGGGATATTTATAATATGATGTCAGAAGGCAGGATGAGGGAAATACATGACGTGCTGAAAGAATATCATAGTCTTAATCCTTATGAGCAGACCAACATCAAGCGATCGCTTGTTAATATGGCGGTATTCGCTACCATGATAGCCATAGGACGGGCGTTGATGGGATACAGGGAGGATAATGAGGATAGTTGGTTCGGGCAGTTCATTACCTATATAGGATTCAGGACGATCAATGAGATCGCTTCCTATACATCCCCGTTCATGGAGCTTAACGCTATAGATATGTTACAAGACCCGCTGGTCACGGCCCGGAAGCTAGGTGATCTCACCGATCCTCGGAATTGGGATCCGTTCGCTACCGTCCAGACCGGCGTGTATAAGGGCGAGAGCAAGCTATGGAGGCAGCTCATGAAGTTCTCGTTTGGTAAGCAATGGTATAATATCAAGACGGCTAGGGATATTAAACAGACGTCCGACTACTGGTTGATGACCAACGGCATGACGATGGGATTCTTTCTAGGTGGTAGAAATAAGGATGAGTCCGGGGAGGACGCTAATTGGTACTTTGACAGGGGAAGATAACTGATATAGTATGACGAAAAAAATAGCCAGTCAATTGTTTAAGACAATTTGATTGGCTATATTTGCATTATGAAACAATGAATGACGGGATCTCACTTCAAGGTCATTCAATGTGTAAGATATTTTTGGCTCATTAGGATTTGTCGAGGTGAGATCCGACATCTCCTTTTGGGCCTATTTTTTATATCATGTGTAATATTGTTTTGAATGATGATTTATCTATCAGATCGTATTTCGAGAAGGTTCTTGAGTTAGTTAAATCCGGAGAGGATTTCCCTGTTAACCTAGATGAGGTTTGGCCTTTGATATATTCTGATAAGGGTAAGGCTGTTAGGGTTCTTACTGGTGATAATGGGTTTATTAAAGATATTGATTATAAAGTTTTTACCAAAAATGGTAAAAACCCTACCGGGGGAAGACCAACAATTGTATATATGATATCTGTATCTTGCATGGAATATTTAATAGCAAGGAAAGAAAGACGAGTATTTGATGTATATAGAAGCGTATTTCACGGCACAGCAAATGCTTTAAATAAAACGGAAGCATCTGTAGAAAAGAACCTTCCACATAATTATATAGAAGCATTAGAAGCGTTATTAGCATCTGAGAAAGAAAAACAGACATTAGCTGAAGCCAAGAAAGCAGCGGAGGAGGCTAAGATGATATCCGATAACATTATTAAAGAACAAGCCCCTAAGGTAGGATTCGCCGAAACAGCTATTATGGCCAATGACAAAGGTGATGATATGTTGATTCGTGATGTTAGGAGAGAACTTGAGTCTCATGGATGTGATATAGCGGAAAGATCTCTAAGAGAGTTTTTACAAGAGCAAGGTTTCTTTTACAAGAATAAGAGAGAATGGATATTGACAGAGAATGTTATGAAGAAGGGTTACGCGCATTACAGATACAATACGGATACCGGGATCAGGAATACGGTTTATATGACTAGGAAGGGATTTGAGAAAACGTTATATAATATCAAGAACAAACCTCAATCAAGAGAGTCTTTCATCTCTTTCGGGGGTAAGATATTTGATTAAGATAGTAGAAGGATAGGAAATTATCATCCTATCCTTCTTATTTTCGTTATCGGTTATTATATTTATACACAAAATCATCCACATCCATATACTCGCACCCGAAGTTTTCCGCCGTCTTCTTATCGGAGTCGGAGAACTGTCCTTCTTTTCCGGACACCACGACATCACGGCCGTCGGGGCTGGTAGCCAGCCTCCCGCATTCGCTGCACAGCCCCATGCCCTTGTACGGCTGTAGCTCCTTGGCATACTCGAATTTGTCCACCATATACTCGTTTGTCAACATCCAGTAACTAGACGTAGCGGTATTATCGATACAGCCGCATTTAGCGCATACAAACAAGCTCATAGTAAGTTCTTTTTTGCCTCATTAAACAACCGTTCTACCAGATTCTCAAATTCACCATCAGGCTCTATTATATTTCTTATCTTTATCTGTATGTTTTTATGTTTTGCTAAAGAATAATAATTGTCCTCTACATTATAATGAGCCACAGGACCATCTACGTAAATAGCTTCATTTGGATCTAGCTCATTTTTATAATAATCTTCTACGGTATTTATAGGAATATAACGTAGATTATCTATTCTCATTATAGAATATTCATCGAATTTGACGTATTTCCCAACGACCCATTTATAGTTCTCTTTTAGATTAGCCTGCATCTTGTTTTTTCTTCCTTCAACTTATTTTCCAGTTCTTCAATCTTATTCATATTCTATCTATTTTAATGTTATTGTTATTAAATCTGTTTATCATCTCATCAAAGAATTGACGGTCTATCTCCACAAGCAGGGAGTCCCTTCCCTCCTCGCAAGCCGCTATCCCTGTCGTTCCGCTCCCGGCTACCGGATCCATTACCGTATCTCCCGGATTCGTGTATGCCCGTATCAGGTATCTTAATAACTCCACCGGCTTCTGGTTGGGATGGACGGCTGATTTTTGCCTGTCTGTCTTGAACGTCATGACCGATAGCGGGTATCTCTCCGTGCTATCGTATGTAGCGAGACCGGTCTTGCCGTATAATTCCGTTTCCTTGCACCCTGCTTTACTAGAGGCCTTGGATACTTTCCTGACATGACCATAAGTCTTTTGGGGATTATATGTATGCTTCCCAAGTGGCATAGGTGAGAAGATAAGTATCAACTCATGATTTCTTAATGGAGCTTTCTTGGCGTTAAGAAAACCGGTAGGGGTAGTCTTATGCCAAACAAGGTCGTACCGGTACCATCCCGCTGGGGCGACCCTCATGATCTCGACCGCCGCCGTGAGGGAACAGGTGACGGCTACCACCCCGTACGGACACAGCATTTTTTGGATTACCTCCCACATCGCCTTATAATCAAATCCCTCCTTGTCGTATCTTGCCTGGGTTATCTTATAAGGAGGGTCGGCAAAAACAAATCTTACCTTCCCTACCATATCCTTGAATACGGACATCGCCATACCCATATCCCCGTTAAACGCCCTTACTTTCCCGTTCATCATCAACCCTCTCCACTTTAATTGTTCCCATATCACCTGAAGGTAACGTAATACCGCTATACACGTTATTCCAGTTCTCGTCAATGGCCAACTGATGTAATATCGACCTATATATCTGGTAGGTGTTACCGATAAGTCTCTTCCTATTTATCTTATCCTTACTACCCCCATCATATCCTATATGCTCATAATCCCCAAGATCAGGGAACAGTCTTCTTCTTATCGCTCGTGAGTTATTGACTATAAAGCTTCTTATCCCCAGCGTTTCCGCTCCATCCATATCATTTATCAACGTATCTGTCGTATATGTCTTCCACGCATTGGGATATCAGCATTAGCTGCTCCCTTGTCAACGTTATTTTATAAAGTTGTTTATTATCCATGATTATCTGATATTAATTTTTCTTTTATATGTTTAGATATATCAATTATCTCATCTTTTATATTGCAATCATCTTTTAATAATGAACCAAATATACATGATATGGCGCTCTTTAGGCCTAGCGCTATCCCTATCTCCAATATTTTTTTATCGGTATTAGAGATTTCTACAGGTTCATATAATATTGATGATATGTTGTTAACGACGTATATTATATCATCTTCATTCATTGATGTAGATTTATCGACAATAGCTATAAAATCTTTTATAATCATAATATAAGCTATTTTTATTTCTTTTATCGTATCATCGCTTAGATGTCTATCTCTTATATGCCTTTCAACATACTTGTTTGCTAGATTCTCTATTTTGTTTGATTTGTCCATTTGTACTATCAATTATTTAGTTAATAATAGATCATAGTCCTCTTCGTCTATACTCCCATTATTGTTGATGTATATAATGAAATCATTTAAAAGCACGGACTTATCCTTGGATAAGGCTTTTATAATAAGCTCTCCATCATCTTTCAACATCACATGCACAGTATCCCAGATAACGTATTTTTGACATTCTTTCTCAATCTTCTTGATCGTTTTAAGTATTATCTTATACGTCTCCTCATATCTTTTTACTATTCCGCACAGTTCAGTCGTATTATATTTACGTATAGCCGTGAATATATATTCCTTTTTACAATCCCAGCATTTTATCAGTTTTTCTGATCCGCACGCCTTATCCTCGTAGAAGAAGCAACCCTTACATGGTTCATTATGGTCGTAGCTTAATACTACAAGCAGCTCCACGCCATTCTTGTATATCACGTCTCCTTGTTTCATCTTGTCTATTTTATTAATCTCATTATCAATATAGCAAAGTTGGATATTATCCATACTATAGATATCCAGAATGTTGTACTTAACATAAGACCTATGTTCTTAGGTATAGGATCTACTCTCCTGAATGTAAGGATCATGAATACAAATGTCTTGAAGTTCATAATTTACGATATTTTTCTATATAGTTAACTATTAGATCCTTGACACCTTTAGGGACATTAATTAGCTTAAGGTTACCTTGGAATATATCCTTACCGTACTCGTCCATGATCACCCCGAATGAAGGATTCATGATTCTTGTCGATATACATATCGGTTGGTCGGTATCGAATCTGATAACGGCTACCTTCTTCTCGTTTATCGCCTTCTTTAGGGCTATATAAAGCTTATGACCTTTAACAATGTCACAATTACCTTTCATGATCTTAGACATATATATGATATGCTCTTTCTTCACATTGCTGAGATTGTCCATCAGTTTAAGATCTCCACCAACAGATTTCCATTTTTTGAAGCAAGATATGCATAGACAATAACTGGACTTGGCGTTCCTCGGCATCATCCTGCTGCTACCAGCGGGAACCGTATCGCCACAGCAGACGCACGTCCGGTCTTTGTTGGTGCGTACTGGGCCATAGCTGTTTATCGGGTATTCTTTTTCTTTAAGCATCTTTTTCTGTTTTCAAAATTATCATCACCATATTCATAATTAGGACAAGCCTTATTGCTTGGGCGTCTCGTATAAGTCTTTTGCTCCCTATCATATTTCCTGTTAGGGTTTATATAATGGTCGCACACTTGCCAAATGGAGCAGCATACTTTCCCGTATCTTTTCGCCCACTCCTGATCATGTAGATGTATACAAGTGGCGCAAGTCGGATTCTTAAGCTTATCCTTGTTATCATCTATGATCTTATTGACCTTATCAAGAATAATATGCATTTTTTCAATATTTATGACGTTAAATGCGTCTGGGCATGGAAGATATGTCATTGAGCTTATATCTATGTCCATTTCTTTGGATTTGTTGTAAGCCGATTTGTATTTCCTTACCATCAAATCTTTTAACTGATTTACCTTCTTCTCATATGTTCCCATGTCTCATTCGGTTTTCCATCCCTGTTTCCTTAATAAATCCACCATCATCCCCTTTATCTTAGGGCTAATGGCTTCGGTAAGTATATCAGCGGCCAAGTTAATAGAGAAGCTTGTCATTCTAGATTCTCCTATATACTTCTCGCTGGTAACTTCTTTCACATAGTCGTGAATATCCTTAATCATCTCATTTTGAGATCTTAGAAGATCCAGTATCTCATCAAGTTTATCATTCATCTTTTTTCTCAAATACACCTGACAATAACCAGACAATCACTATCAGAAAGAAACACAACCCAAGCGCCTCATCCGGGTAATCATGCATAGCCTCTAAAATTCCCCTCATAACTTAACATCCATTTTGTTGATTATCTTATAAAATATATCCCTAGTCAGCTCAATATCATAAGTAGCGTCATGGAGTTTATTCTCATCAATCTCAATACCCATGGTCTTAGCCACGGTCATCAACTTAAAGTTCTCCATATCGTTTCTTACACCCATCAGGAATGGTGTCATCATAACATATACATCCATACAGTTAGGATAGAACCATGATCCGAAATACTTATCCCCACATTGCTGGAATAAAGCCCGTAGGAACTGGTTATCGAACCCGGCGTTGTTATATCCCACCAAATACATTTTATCCCTCTTATCGAACTTATTCACGTATTTGGATAATATACCAACTAACTGCCTGTATCCGTCTTCCATAGGCTGATAAGACTGCACTTGCTCCAAGGTAACGCCGGCCACGTCCAGCGCCTCCTGCTCTATCGTGGCGGCAGGGTTCGGGGCTAGGCGGATGTCGAACCTCTCTGCCTCCTGCCCGTCGATATCCACGATCCCTCCTATTTGGTGTATCCCGTTTCTCCAGAACTTAACACCGGTTGTCTCTAAATCGAAAAACAGTAATTTCATATCTATTGATTTTTAAAATGTTCCTTAACCTTCTCCAATGCCTAAACAATTAAACGCTAACCATCCACTTACAACTCCCATCGCAAAAATAAACAAAACCATAAGTGAGAACAGCGTCCAATCTTTTGTATTTAGTTTATTGCTCTCCTTCTTTGCTTTTATTTTTTCAAGAATATTCTTGTCAACATTGAAATCGAAATCAAATGTCGTATTATTAGCTATCTTCCCATCAATGTCTTTGTTATTAATAAATATCTGTCTCTTAACACTCATATCCCTAATATTTCTGCTACATAAACAAATCCATAACATATATAATTATCATCGTCATGCTCACCATAATCTTCATGCCAGATAACAGCGCATGGGAAATAGAGTGGCATATCCTCAGCCATAGGCTCCTCTCTAAAGTCATCAATGTTTATCTTCTCCCTCCACCTCCACAGGTCTTGGATATTGTTTAAAATCAACTTGTTCATAACAATCTGGTTTTTAATACTGATACAAAGATAGGATTTAAACAAAAATAAAAGCATGAATAATATTAAAATAATATTAATCATGCTTAAATATAAATATATCCCTTCTAATTCTCACGGATATACGTATTCGTACTCATCTGGAGGAGATGTCTTATATTCAACATCGCACTCCATATTGGTGTAATAGTTATCCCCCTTTCTGTATACCAACGCTACCTTGCAGTCGTATTCCAAACTGTATCCTATAAGAGGGACATTAGCCATAGGCGGATTATCCTCCGTTTTGTATCTTATTCTTGTTACTTGTTTCATGTTTTCATGGATATAAATACTCGTATTCTTCCGGTGGATATGTTTCAAATTCAGCATCATACTTCATGCAGGTGTAGTACTTATCCCCTCTCCTATACATTGTTTCCCACGGACAACTATATTTTTTGTTGTATCCTAAAAGAGGAACCCCTTCTATAGGAGGCTTATCTTTCGTTTTGTACCTTAATTTTGTTATTTGCTTTATGCTCATATAATCTTATGTTTAAGTAATTCCATCATCATCGAAAACAATGTGTCTACAAGAAGTTTCTCGCTACTCCAATATATAGGGATCTCGTCTATATCTCTATACGCTACAGACCATGCATGTTTTAGCTTATAACATTCTAATGTACAACCCTCTATCTCATATGGGATCAAATTCAGCAACGTGCCTACATCCCAAACAGGGTTGGATATATCCGGGGTAACGGCCTCGATCAACCCTATACGACCAGCGTCATCCTCCATAGAATGCAATGAGTCAAGGTACTTGTCTCTGAAGCCGATGGCGGTGGAGATAGGGAGGCCGGCCTCAACCAGCACTCTCCCCTGTTCTTTTGTGGTAAAAATCCGTTCCTTCATGGTTTTTGCTTTTTCGGTGACATATCATCCAGTTTCTTTATTCCCATCAATATCGGGATACTATCATGCATACCATCCATCATCTTCCTTTCTACCGTAACGATCGTATCATTATGCCATCCCCCATGAGCCACAAGAAGAATCTCCTGCTGCTCGAAGCCAAGCCCGGCCCCTATACCGCCGGAGTTCCACGCGCAGGTAATGACCACCCCGCCTTTCTTGGTGATCCTAGCTATCTCCTTCTTCTGTCTAGCCCAATAACTAGATTGTGTTGTTTGCATATTAACAGATTCTCCAAGCCTTTTATATGACTCGGACACCTGTCTCGCGGAATATGGTGGATCATATAATACCATATCAGCTATATTATCGCCAAGATCACTCAGGAAGTCCGTGGCGTCTTTATGATACATAGCCTTAGTCTCAGGATCAAGATCGTTGGTTATCGTCCCTATATCGCTGTTTCTGGCGAATGGATCCACTATAACCATCCCCTCTTCTCGATATTTATCTATAAGTTCTCTTATCGGTTTTATGCTGAATGTCTCTTTATTCGGCATCGACCATGTTTTGTTTATAACCATATCGCTGTGATCGTGTTTTAAATTCTACCTACGCTCTATGCCTCTTAGCAAATGGGCTATCACATCCACTGTCCATCCGTTACCCGCTAAAGACATGGCCGTATTCGGGGCTATCCCGTCAAGGTAATCATCCGGCAATGTCTGTAGCCTACACATCTCCACCGGGGTCAGGTATCTGAATTTGTCTTTCATGTCAAAGGCATTAGGATATCTTCCGGGAGGTAGTGATGAGATCACGTTATCTTTCATGACTGTTGTCAGGCAATTACTTTTCTTAATAGAAACAGTATTTTTATCCCTTCTTACCTCCAAACATTGCGTTATTTTCACGTTCTTGTCATAATCCTTTCGATGCCCGTCCTCTCCTATCCTTCTACCGACAATGGTCCCTATATATCTTCCTCTTATGGCTCCCGGATTCCAACCCTTGTCATGCTCTAGAATATCATCCAATGATATATGCTTGTCTTTCGGCATTTCTACTGGCCAATTACACCAATAAAGGCGATGCCGGGTCTGCGCCGAGACCAAGGCGCTATCGATCTCCACCGGCTCCACGCCAAGCTCCTCGGTAATCACCCAGCGATGCTCGTCCCGCATCCGGACGTTCTCGCCCAAGAACAGGATCTTACCTTTGGTCTCCTTCTTTAAATGCTTTACAATGTCCGAGAAACAAAAGAAAAGCCTCCCACGAGCGTCCATAAACCCCTTACCCTTACCTGAGCTAGAGAAGCTCTGGCAACAGAACCCTCCCATGACCAGATCTATGTCTTTCCAAGAAATATCCCATATTCTCCAGTTATTAACATCTCCTAACCGGATGATATTAGGAAAATGTTTTTGGCTTACTTTTATGCATGTGTTATCTATCTCCGAGGCGTAATAAGCATCTATAGGTATGCCGGCTCTTTGCAACGCTAGATATCCACATGATATCCCGTCAAATAATGATAATACTTTCATATTATTTATCGTTTAGGTATAAAATTACCTTAATTGCGATATTACTCTAATAGCATAGAAGGAAGCGGTCTTTTTCTCGTCATTTGGATAAAACTCATTCCCGTTATAAGTCATTAGCCATGCTTTCTCGGAATTATATTGGGTGCTAGTCCAATAACTTGTAGCGCCTTCGTCTATATCCAATCCATCGATAAGAGACATGCATCTATTAATCTCATCTAAATTATTTATGATCTCCATCCATTCTCCCACTGATGCTAAATACCCCATTTGTCCATTCTTGAATTGAGTAACAGTGCATTCATAAGCGGCACTAGCATGCGTATATTCCGCGATACTTTGTGTGTTTTGAAATCCATTAAAATCTTTTTTGGCTTCATTACTTGATGTTATCGTAGTTACTCCCTGGATCAATCCAGTCGTATTAGACCAGCTTCGATTCTCAAGCTCAATACCTGAAATAACGAAGCTGCTGTTGTCGCTTATCAAAGCCACTCCTACGGCGTCGTTTCTCCACGAATAATTCCATTTATCACTAGTATATAACTTGCCATTGGTGTGTAAGATATATATACCGTTTGAAACGGTTTGACCGCCTATCATCCTTCTTCTCATATTCTTCTACCTTATTGATGTATGTTTATAATTCTAAGTTTATCATATTCTTCAGTAAGAATCCCATGATCAAACAATTTGTTAACGTCTATTTCAAAGTCCCTATATTTGTCAGTTATATTGTTATCAGTCCACATGTTCAATATCCCCTTATCATCCAACTGCATATGGATAAAGCCTTTTGTCACCTTCTTTCCGGCTTTAAGAGCCTCTACGTCTTTATCGGTAATCTTTTTCATGCTTTCAACATTTTATCGATACAATTAAATTCATCTTTCATCCTGATCTTTATGCCCCCATATGATAATTCCTTATGAGCTGTGACAAAATAATCAACCGCATCTTCATCTAATAAACTATGCGGACACCTTTCCCATACAGGACTTTGATCTAGATGATCCCATGTAGCTACAAGTAACCTATTCTTGTCATTATCAATGGCTATTTTATATGTCCCTATAGTGGCCTTACGTTTAATGATCGCTCCATTTAACATCTGCTTCTTAGCCCAGCTCCATGAACCTCTCAGCCCAAATGTTCTTATAACCCAGTCATTTATCTTCTTCATTTCAAGTTATTTGTTAAAATAGTAATATAAATATAAATACATAAATTGGATAGGGCTATTCACCATACCCTTATCAGTAGGCTCGTCATACTTGTCAAGCCAAAGACGAAGCGCTTCCCAATCGATATCCTTATGGTCACAGACCATGCAGGCTAGGTTAGCCCCGAACAGATCCCCTCCGCCACGTAAAGACTCGTTAAATCTCTTGGCTAGCCTTTTCTTGAATCCTTTATTGTACCAAATACCGGAGGTAGCGGCATAACAATAATAAGCGTTGTATTTCATTTTCACACCCATCTTCTCAAATAAAGGCGTATGCCATATCCGGTCAAGGAAGAATACTATTCCACGATAGATAAAGGTTCGGAGATTCTTCCTGTATTTCTTCCCCAAGAAGCTATCTACGCAAGATATAGTTCCGCCTGAATAGTACCAGTTATTGGCGCCTCTCTTAACCTTATCCGTCATCTTGAACTTATTTTCCCTATCCTCTACCCTATCCCAAGGCTTTAATTTATCCTCGTTAAATGTCGGGTAATAATGATAGTAATGATTGATCCACGAGAGGTAGGGGTTGTATATCGTATATCCATTATCGCTGACATATGAGTTCATATCATACCCAAGTTCCTTGGCTAGAATAGATCCCTCATCAGCTAATACCTTCAATATCGGGTTCAAGTTCCATATCTGGTCTTGACTGACGAACATCGAGTAGCATGGATCCTCATCCTCACCATACCATCCTCCCATACCGCTCACTATTTTATCCAAATCAAGTGAATAATCTTTCCCGGATAAAAAATCATCTCTAAGAAAAAAACCTCTATATGGGATCATGTCATATACACCCGGTTGATCCTCAAACATATGTTTAGCGTTCTCGGTCAATCTGATCAATGTTTGCAAGGCAGAAGATATATCTATGGGCGCATATTCACACCCATAGACCTTATTATTTATCCAAAGATATTGAAGAAGCTCGGCTATATTAATAGTCCCGTCCTCCACATATCCTGTCTTGTTATCGAAGTTTATTTTGGCTAGAGGTATATTACTTCCTTGTGGTTGGTCACTTTTTTCATTACAACAATGCACGAACCTGTCAAAGAATATATCTTTCCAACCAAAATATTTATCCCTTATTGTCATAAGCCTATTTCTTGTCGTATAACGACATGACGTTAATAAGATCAGCTTTTCTGGCCATCCCTTCAAGTTTATTAAAGCCATCCATGTTATCTCCACTGACGATGATAGTAGGATATACCTCTATACCGTACTTGGATATCTCCTCCTCCGCGGCCTTGTTCTCCGGAATCTGGTTTAACGTGACCTCACCCTCATACTCCTGTAATGTGTTGGCGATAATATATCGCATGTAATCGCTGTACTCAGCGTCTTTCTTCGTGAAAAAATCAATTCTTACCATTTTTAAATAGTTTTTAATCTGTTAATAATTAAATCAGCAGTAAATATAGCATTATCTACCTCATCTATACACATCTTCCCTCCATCGAAATTGTTAGATAATAAATCTTTAACAATCTGATATCTACGCTGCTCCCAATTTACGTCTACATCAAAATTCAGATTCTTTACATAATCATAATTTAATTCATTATAACTGTAACTGAGATACTTAACTATCGGGAATAGGCTATCATCAATAGTGCGCTTGATTACATTAACGTATTTACCTGTTCTTTTGTCGATAGCTCTTAATCTCTCATCTACTACTCTTTTTCCTGACTCTTCCATTCTATAAGCCCTTTGTTATGTTTATCGTAATATAATAACGCTATGGCGTTCCAGCATACGGCGGATAGATGCATGAATCCCTCCTTATCATATCTCTCCCCTTTCGTATAAGCAACCAAGTGTCTCATGAGTGCACCTAGATAACGATTGAACCCATCAGGTATATCCTGCCATGAGTTATCAGCGTACTTCTTGGCACCTTCCGTATATACCCTCACGATGTCCTCTATCTCAGCCAAAGGAAGGAGATCCCACCGGAGTTTACCGTCGGCCCGGTCGTCCTTCCCCGTCCCGTCCTTGCCTGGCAGCCCACCTCCTTTATTGGCGTCCTCATTCCCATCTGGCTGGATGATCTCCTCCGATAAGGCCTTATTGCTATTCATTACTATCTCCTCCGCCTCATCCTTGTCTATAAGCCGTTCCCTTATAGCTATATGTAGCGGCAATACCTCATCCTCTCCAGCCCACATGAAACCATATCCCTTTGGATATAACGTTGATAATTTCATCGTACCTGTATTATCCGCCGTTCTTTCAACCTCCCAGATCTCACCCTCGCAAAAGACCTTGTCAAATTTATTAAATTCGTATTTCATATCCTTTCCCCTCCCTCTTGGTGTATTCTTATTGCTACATCATCATCAAGTGAGGATAATGCTTTAATATGTAATAATATATCTCGTTCATCGCTCTTATTTTTCCCTGCAATACATGATAAAATATTACCATTCATTTCTATTGTAGCCCATCCTTTTATGACAGGTTCGTGCCTCTTCAGCTTAGCGGCATCTTCTCTCGTTATCCAATATTCTTCAAAGATTATGTCTGGATACATAGCTTTTATTTCCTCCCCGGTTTTATACCACGTTGCCATATCTCATGTTTTTAATTAATAAAACTCGCTTAAATCCCTGCATTCTGGTGTCTCTCCTGTCATAGAGTAAAGCTCACCAGATGATAGATGCACGCAATGAACGGTCTTCCCGTCTATATACTCACTTCGCTTCGTGATCCCACAAATAGCGCAGCGTTGGATCCCCGGACCCGCCTTTATCCATGAGTGCCGTACGCTCCTCTTCCTTGTCCTGTTGGTGTCATTAAGCTTTCTCATGATCAATCCTCCAAGACCGTTACAATCTTATCTTTCCCGATAATAACCTCATTTCCGCTTCTCACATCAAAGCATCTCCCTTCATCTGCCTCCTTGAAATAAAGAGTGCCATTGTACTCGAATAAACCGAAACCGTAATCATCTAGCTTCATCTCGTTAAGTTTATTAAATTTATACACGTTTTTCATATTCTCCATATTATATTGCATTACTGGAAATATCATTATGATACTTATGCCTATTACAAGCAACCCTGTGTAAAACTTTTGTGAATCATATTTTTTCCATCCCTCCATCATCATGGCAAAGGAGATTACTGTTATTATAATAATAGATATCAACCCTACCATATCACATCCTCCTTTCTTTCAAAAATCCCATCATATCCTCCACGCTAAGCTGGAATCCGGCAGCCGCCTTATGGCCTCCTCCACATGGGTTGGCCTTGCGTGCCAGCGCCGAGACATCCACCTCCTTCTTGGTGGTATAGAACGAGCATCTGAAGAATCTGCCGTTCCAGCAAAATGGCATCATCAAATCATGTTTTCTAGGATCGTACATAGACTCGAATGTGGTGGAGTTAAACTCCGTAGTATTCATACATATCGCCTTGTATCCAAATATATCTGCCTCGAATGAGAACATCTTCATTTCTCCTCTGTTTTTCTCGATGATATATTCTATTATGGCCTCGCCATTTCTTATCATATCAGAAACAAACTCGCCATTCGCCTTGTTTAGCACCTCCCTGACCATGTCAACGTCAAGCCCGCAATACCCTCTCATCCCATATTGGAATGAAAGAACGTCACTCCATTCGAAGCGATCATGATCCCATACATCATAAGCGCTCAATAATTTTACCACGTCAGGGGTTTCGATATCATCGAAAAGATATTCCCACGTAAGCTCACAAGCCGCCGTTCCGATACGTCTTTTGCCTTTGACATTATAGTCCTTCACAGCTTCTATCGCCGTCTTATGGTGGTCTATCCATGTGACATCTATCCCCTTGTCTTCCCATTCGTCGAATAAGAATCTCGTTCTATCGCCAAATGACACGTCAACTACAAACACCTTATCATATTTATTCACGTCAGGTATTTCCTTGCCGTAATTGTAAGGAAGAAGATCAATGTCCCCTTTGAAATACTTTTTTACTATAGCCGCTGACATTACTCCGTCAAGATCAGCCTCATGATATATACATCCTGTCATAATCTGTTGTTTTTGATTAAAAAATCTATGTATTCTTTTATATCCTTGTTCCTGTCATTATCCCAGTCAAATGTCTCGTTTATGAATTTGAAATACGATACTGGGATCGAATGCAACATCCACCCACAATATTTCCCGAATGTCATCACCGTAGATCCAAGGGGATGATCCGGCCTTCCGGGAACAGGGGCGGCGGTTACGCCCTGCGCCAGCCCCCTCCTACGATCTTTCTTGGCGGCTTTGATATCCAGATCCGTTTTCGTTACCTTATCTCCCATCGGGATATTGGTAATTAGTCTATCTCCGATAAACATCCCCCATCCATATCCTTTGTAGTTCTCTATACTAAGCTTCCTTATATCGCCGAACCTTGACGAGTTGTTGCAACAATCAACGACTAATGCGCTGCCCTTACCGTCCTTTATCCTGACCGCCCTGCCAAGCCACTGATAAAACGAAGAGAACGAAAATGTCGGTCTTCCTACTATCACGCAGTCCAGACCCGGATGATCGAATCCCGTACCGAGGGCGGAATAGTTGAACACTACCTTCGTCTTACCCGACTTGAACCTCTCAACTATAGCCTCCCGCTGCTTCTTTGGCGTGCCTCCGTGAACCACTTCCGCCATGCCAGCGCATATCTTTGCGTTCATCCATTCGGCGGCGGTATTGCAGCTCTCAACAGAATCCATAAACACCAGTATAGATCTGCATACGTCTTTTAATACCATCAACCGACGTAAAATAAGGTTGTTTAAGCCGTTTTTTCTCACCGCCTCACTAATAGACTCAGCCGTATATTCGGAGCCGTTAGAATTAAGTTTAAGGGCATCCCCATTGAAATCCCATGTCTCATATTTAAGAGGTGTCCAAAATCCTTGCCTTATCATCTCCTCCACCTGTATGACATGGATCAGGTTCTTAAAATATACCGGTCTCATACGAGTGATGAAATTAAGTTGGGAATATGATGTCTGTCCTATCGACATGTTTTTAAGTCTACATGGCGTGGCTGTAAACCCTATCACCTTTTTCGGTTTCAGTTCATTCATGAATGTCATAAACTCGCTACCATCCTCCGGGCTATACCCGGCATGAGCCTCATCTATCAACACGTTCCTGATCCCCATCTCCTTAAGCTTATCAACAACCTTCTTGATAGACCCTAACGTGGCGTATATCATATTAGACAGCTCTTTCTTACCACAGGAAGCGGAGTAGATGGTAGCCGGTATGCCATACGACGTTATCTTGTCGTGGTTCTGTTGCAGCAATTCTTTTGATGGTTGTAAAATCAGCGTCTTATCTCCCATCAATCTAGCCGCCTCTGCTATCAGCAGTGACTTACCGCAACCTACAGGACCTACGATCAATACCGGATCATGTCTATCAGAATTTATGTAATCGGAGATACTTTTAACACACTCCTCTTGATATGGTCTTAATTTGTAAATCATTTGGATTTGTAGTTATCAAAAACGTCTTTTACGTACTCTAGTCTTATAGGGCATTCCCGACCATCATCCATCTTCACCATCAAAGTTTCTTTGGTCTTGCTTATGGCTATCACCTCTCCTACTCCTATCTGGGTATGGACTATATCGCCTAGCTTTATATTACATTTGATCATGGTCAAGCTTTTTATTAAATTCCTCTATCTTGCTCCTATCTGTCTCATTCACCATCTCAGCCTCTTCCTTGAATATGTCATACCCTTCCCGGATATTGTCGCCAACCATATTCTCTATCATCTCCCTTAGCTCATCGCTTCTTACGGCAAAAGATATCTGGAATGATTTACTTGTGCCTTTCATCAGGTAATCAATCGCCTTCTTACATTCTGCCATTAACCGATCCAGATTATCGAACTTAACGAACTTGGAGTTGCCATTGGCTTTTCTTACCCCATCCTTGAAATCCTCCAATATCCCGTTAAATACATCCGCCATACACATCATGGAATGTAGCCATACCAGCATATTGAATTTATATTCATTATCAGCATTATTCATCAAGCCTATCAAAGACTCACTTTTTGTCAACATGATTTTAGATTCTCGATCTACGATATCCTTTATCTCTTGCCGGTATTTCATGGCGCCAACGAAATCCATCTTAGAATAACATTCATTTGATTTCTCTACCAATTTCCTGATATCCTTTCTAGACATCAGAAGATCCAATACCTGTTTTTCTCTTTCGTTTTTATCCATAATCATTTATTTATTGACACAAATATAATTAAAGCCTAGATATTTACCTAGGCTTTTTAATAAAGTTAATCTTTTTTATTCTTTCTTTTTGACTCATCCCAATCCGATGAATACCTACATGTGTTTTGTTTGTGGATTGAGAAATCGCACCAAAAACACAAGGGCTTGGGGCGGGGTTCAAGGCAGGCCGGCTGGCGTCCCATGAGGTAGCGCTTCTCGTACTTATACCCCTGTTTGGCGTCGTCCCAAACGTGAGCTTGATAGCTATCTATTTTATTTGTCTCGAAATCATACATGTCAAGGAGAATATCGTTAAGCTCCTTGACCGATCTCTCTACTTTCTCCTTATCTACCTTCACGTTCTGATTGTCCAGCATGCGGGTAAAGAAATAGCTGCACATATCCGGCAATACCTTGTACTTTCTCAGTATGTAGAAGGCGTATATCGGATGCTGGAGATTGTGAAGCAGCTTATCCTCATCGAATAACTTTCTCCCGGACTTCCAGTCTATCGTATACATGGCTATCCTGTCTTTTGTCTTATACTCTCCACGCCAGTCCACCGATCCTATGATATGTACCTTATCGTACGTCACGCCATCCAAAGTAAGGGGCTTGGGTAGCTTATAGGGCAGGACGAAGTCCTCCTCCACGCCGGCCGGTCTCGACCCCCGGATCACCTTCTCCATTGGCGTAAGATCCGACCACATTTTCTTATAGTTGCCAGCAGCATCCTTCTCAAACAACCCCACAATCCATCTTATTAACCTAGCCGCATGTTGCATGGACTCGATCTGAGATTTTACGCTATCAAAAGGTATCTTCTCTATATCGGCGTAATAGTTAAATGCCTTACTCATGTCCTCATAAGAAGGTCTGCATCCGTTCTTGAAGAAATACTCCATCGTCTGGTGGATAACCGTACCATATGACGTAGCCTCATGCTTCTCCGTGGATCTGTGACCCTCCACGTAAGTCTTATACCACTTATACGGACACTGAACAAACGTGTCTATCTGTGAGTAGGATGCGGCAAGAACCTTCTCTCCGTTTATGACCTTGCATAACAAATTATTCTCCGGTATAATCATAAGTCTTTATCTATATCATGTCCATATAAATCCATTGACAGGTTTTGTAGATGGTGGAGATTCTTGATATGTATAGGATCGCTTAGATCGTCTTCCAGATCCCTAAGCCCAAGATAATACCCATCATCAAAAAACTCTATAGATATTCCGTAGCCTCGATATACATCCCGTCCTTTATCACACTTAAACCCGATGGTATTAAGCAGGTTATCATCTATCTCAATAGGCATGACATCGTCTTCCCCGGAATACCATTTCATTATCCCGTCATCAACCTCACGTTCAAGGATCAATGACTTACTTTCATTACGCATACCAGTAACGCACCCTACCCTCCATATATTGCCAGCCTTGTCTTTTACAAGATTCCCTATCCTTAGTTCTTTAGCCGAAATCATACTCGTCCTCCTCGTTATAATCGTCATCGCAATCATCGACAAGAGGGGTTTCTAACCCCTCTTCCCAATCGTCATATCCAAAGTCCATTATTTGTCCTTAAAATAAACATACAACATATCAGTTAAACTTCCTACCGTTATTTCATCGCAAGGGGTATTGCGAAACACCTCGTCTGGTATGTATTCACCTGTCATCTTTTCTATATCCATTATCACTTCAACAAGATCCAATGAATCCATAGCCATATCGGACGATAGGTTACTATCTTCCTTTATGTCTTCAATATCATCAAACTCAGATGTTTTCGCAAATATTGCGTCTATTACTACTCCTAATACTTGATTTCTTTTCATAACTCTTAAATCGACATTTTTAATCTTCTACCTAATTCTTTTTTTATATTTGATATTCTTTCGATGTCCATCTTAACATCTCCAGTAATAGTATATTCCTTATCCATCCTCTTGGGGGGGTCCGGAAGCCGGCTTACGGCGAACAACCATGCCAGCTCCTTATTCTTATTCTCCCTAAGATACAGATCGGATGTCATGCCATACATCTTTATGATCGTATCGAATAACGTTGATTCCGATAAGCTCATATGTACGCTATAGACATTTGACGGTTTCCATATCAAGTTATCCAACCTCATCGTATATTCACGTTTAAGGTCTATATGGGATATTACAGCCCTTACTATAGGTTCTTCCTTGAAGTTGGTGTTAGCCACAAACCAGATAAGCCTTTTCTCCACCTCCTTGATAGCTCCTGTATCCTTACCCATATCGTTATATACCCCAACGATACGGTCCCGGATCCCCTCGACCTCCGGTGTCAGACCGGGTGTCTCTATCAGCATCAGCAGCGATCCTCCCCTTGGCGTTATCTTCCACTTCCCATTCTTCTGAAGCTCAATATAACCAGATGCTTTATAACTATCTATTTTCTCCTTTGGAATGGTGTTAGCCATCTCTTCTTTTTGCCGGATCATCAAAAGATATCCAACATCAGACATCGTTAATCCTGATGTCATCATCTGTTCAAAATTAATATACATAAGCTAATGAGTTAAAATATTGATCTAATCTTTCTAGCTATTTTCTCTACTATATCAGGATGATCGGTATCGTTGTATATGTTAATCAACGTGCGTAATATATATAGCCTTGTATACTTATCGGAAAAATCGAACCAAATTTCCTCTATACGACTATTGATCGGCTTAAACATCCTCAACTCAGGTATAAGTTCATACGCTAAAACATTTTTTCTATCCACTAATCCAAGCATATCAGCCGTTTCGGTTATAGCTGCACACATAGTTAACTCACGTCTATATTCTATAGCATCGTAAGCTCCTATCAATACCCTAAGGCCGTCTGCTTTCGATAATCTCTTTCCCTTTCTCATATTGTTTTACCGTATAAGATTCATTAGCCATACCAACCCTACCAACTGATATAGATTGATTTATTGATTGATTTAGATGCCCTATGACAGACATCTTAGCCCTAACCGTATTAGCGCATCTTAGAAGGATTCGATAGTCCTCTAAAGCCCGCTCGTACCTTACATCCACCCTAGCTCTTTTATCGGCGTCGGTCATACTCTTGCATGTCCCGTCTTCTCTCAGGCTTATAGCGATCTTATCCCGTATGATCCTGATATCATCCTCGGCTATCACCAGCTCAGCGTCAAGAACGCCTTTGTAGGAGCTAAGAAGATCCTCTACCGCTACAACCTCCCTTTTTAGGTTCTCCAATTCCAATATCATTGAGTTGTCATTTATCCTTTTATACTCCTGTACTTTATTGGATACCTCATCACAGATACTCATGATCTCCTTTTCCCGTTCCCGGTTTATGATATATCTGATGCTGTATTTAGCCATTTCCTTCAACGAGGATATAATTTCCTTTATCCCCATCTTATCCTCAACCGATAATACGGTCTTCAAGAACATTTCCAGCACCTTTATCACTACAAGCAAGTAATTATGTCTCAATCTCATGTCAATAAGGTGTTTCGTCATGTACTATATTGAAATCATCACTGGGCGGTATGTATTGCTGCTCCAATGGGATACTGGGAGGCGGGGGCGGTAGCGTAACGACTGTCGTATCCGGCCTGCCGCTACCTACAGGGGCATCCGAGCCTCCCGGTCTTTCTTGGCGCACCACCCCTCCATCAGGATAATATCGCTCATATCCTTTCATGATATCTACATGTATAGCGTCAATCTCCTCTAATGATCTTTGACGGACTTTTACTATATGATGGAATATAAGTCCATCTACACGGAAAGAGCGCCTTGATTCACTCTTAAAACGTTCCAGATTAGGATACCAGCCTTGCGGGAATTGCATGTATGATGAATACCCGTATCTCTTTGGGATATTCAACGCTACCATAGCCGTACATAGCTGCCCCAATGTATCTGATTGATAGAAATCAGATTGTTTTGGCATATGATCCTTAGGATCCCGTCTTCCCTCAATATCACGGTTAAGTTGTGATATTATAAGAAAGAATATATTGGGAAAAGTTCTTTTAGCTATATTACACATGGTTATCAGACTATCTATATTCCTCTTAGCGTCACCCGTACCTTGTATAAGAGCTGTATGATCTATGGATACAAACACCATTTTCTTATCCTTGTTCGCTGGCATATAACTATTCCATAAGAAGTTCTGAAGCTCGTCTACTGTCGATGGTTTAGGGATGTATGTTATTCTGCTGGAGTTTTCCTCCTTAAGACATTTCTGCATTTCCTTTATCTCTTCATCAGACATCTCGTTAAGGAGAATATCTTGTATATCCTTTCCCATTTTTTTTGATAGTGAACGTAACATCAAATCCTCTGGATTCATTTCAAATTCACATCTGAGCCATACATAATCATCAGCTTGGGGATTGATATTAACATTCATTACATTACTCATAATCTTCTGAGCCAAATAAGACTTGCCCACTCCGGGCCTAGCGCCGATAGCCACCGCATGTTGTGGGTAGAACCCGCCCAGCAACGCCTTGTCAAGATAAGCGTATCCAGTACGAGCCGGGAGAAGCTCTCCCGACTGATACTTTCTTATCCTCTCATAGGCATCCATGATAATCTCCTTGGATGACCTCCATATCCTATCCTCACTCATCCTCTTGCGTTTCTATCGCCAGCCGTATCGGATTTAGACCCTCTGTTAGCTGATCTTGATTTATATCTAAGTCCTTTAGCCGTATGGCATAAATCCTTTCCCTTCCGATAGGCTTTACCTTTCAACTTATCGGTCTTGTAGTTCTTGCGACCCAACTCCCGTCTCTTGGCTTTCTGCTCAGGTCTGGCGTTGATCTTCTTATCCGTCTCAGCCTTCTTCTTTCTGGCTTCCGGATGTGTTCTGTAATATTCAGTCGATCTCCCCATCCTCTTCGTCCTCCTCATCATCATAATTCTCCATGATAAGATCCTCTCCATCCAGATATGAAGCTTTATCCTTTAGCCTAGATCTCATACTCTCATAAGGGTCATCTCCGTTCTCCACCTCCCATATGCATGCGTATGGGCCTATTATATCACTTAACTTCTCGGCTCGATCCTTACTTATTCCTTTCTCTATCATCTTATCCTTGCAATAAGACTTGTCGAACATCGACCCTCCTACATAATATCCAGTAGGCTTATGAATAAAAATTACCTTCATCTTTTATATAATTAATATTATCTACCAAATTTATTATTTCTCTTCTTTATACAGTCGCCATAGCTCATATCCATATCACACACCACCGTATCGGTCGTGTTGTTTACCACATGGAACAGGAACTCCGGGCACCCGTGGCAGGCGTTGCTCCCGATCACCACCGCTCCGTGCCTAGGGCAAGCCTTCTTTACCATGGTTCTATCATATATCCGTATATGATTATCGCCATACTTTTCAATATATCTCATGGTATTAAGTAGTGATGGCAAAGACATCTTATATGGGGATACATGTTCTATTGGTATATCCAATTCACCAGATAGGCTTTTGTAAATATCCTGTACATCCCGTTTTGTCCTATACGCAAATATATTAATCTCAGTCATTACCATATCCATACTCCTAAGAAGATCCGGCTTAGCCAGCCTCCCCATCGGTTTCCCAAAAGGATCGGATCTCATCCAAGCCCTACACTTCTCGCACCCAACTTGCTTCCCCTCCACCGTATTTATCATAGTGGATGGGATCTTGCAATATGGACATACGGATCCGTTTAACATAGCTTTCTGGGCTAAAGACAGTTCTTTCATACCTTTTCTTCTATCTCAACATTAAATAGATTGCAGAATCTATCAAAATTTCTGTTCTCTATTCTCATATCCTCCTCATACCTGTCAACCGATTTGATGAAATCATTATAACAGTCCTCGCACATCCATTGATTGATTACCGCTACATAATAGCCCACGGACGTAGGTCTGTTACACATATCGCAAATACCTAAGCACCCATATCTGGTGAGCTTATCCATCATCTCCTGTCTTGTTATTTCAAGCACCTTGAATTTCTTGTAATTGTTAACTACCTTTGCCATTGTAAATTTGTTTAATAATAAAATAATCCGCTATATCCATTCCCTCATTTATATTGGGTTTTGATTCTAGAAAATTACTTATCTCTATATTCATCCCCCTCATATCCTTGTCTACCTTCTTTCTCCATTCGTTGAAAGCGTCGCCCTTATCCGGGTACAGGACTATCCGCCTCCTACCCAATGTCTCTATCATCTCCCTCTTCAACATATGGATACCGCCACAGGCCATAAACAACCTACTAGGGTACACAATGTTGCAGATAATAGCCGTCTTCTCTGACTCTACTATATACACCGGAGCGTCATTGGGATAGAAGTTGATAAGAAACTCCCCGAACAGGCATTGCCTAAGCAGGTAATCCTGACCGTCCAGTATATGCACCCAACATACGTGATCCATGGGAACCTTTACCCTCTTCCCGTCAGGCCCGTAGTCCATTATCTTTCCGGTCCGCACTACCCAATTCTTATCCAGTTGCCAGAACACACAGCACTTACCCCAGTCCCCGAATCTCATCATCCCCACCTTATACAAGCTAAATGCCCTATTGGTATGATACGATCCGAAGATATTGGATAGATAATCCTGAAGATCGGATGTCTCGAAAGGATTAAGCGTCTCAAACATCTTGCTTACCGGAATGCAGTTGGCTATATCCGGATCCACGGGAGATCTGTACCTCCTTAATACTTTGTTTGAATCGGTAAAAAGATCATTGTTCCCAAGTTCGCTCCCTGTTGGATATTTAAAGTAACCACATTTATTTTTATGATCACACACCCCAAACTGCTCTCCAACGATCTGACCGGTGGTTACGTCCACGTACGGCGTAAAACACTTATCCTTGCCGCATTGCGGGCACGTCAGCTTCCTCCTTGGTTTGCTATGATCCAGCTCATACCGATGAACGCTCTTATTGAACTCCCTAAATTCCATCACCCTCTCCTCTCATTCATGACTCTATATATATAGTCCCTCAGCGGCTCTTTCCTTACCAACTTATTAACATCAAACTCGCCTTCTATATCTAAGGATCCGATTCTTGATGTAACCGTATAATTAGTTTTCTCGAACTTATACTTTCCTTGAAGATATACTACGGTAGCCATATTCAATATAGGGTTGTCAGTCTGTCTCTTCAACTTATATTGGCTGGTCTTTGCGGTAGGATCACCCGGAGCGAAGTTATATATCTCCTCTATCTCCAATATCTTTCCATAGTTCTCTAATATCATTCTTCTATATAACTCAAGTTGGAAAGCATACTCGTCATAGAAATTGCCTTTCCTGTTTGATTTGAAGTCCAATATAGCGAATATCCTCCTGCATCTCTTTATCTTCTTTTTCTCTGTCTTAGGTTGACCTTTCTTGGCTCCAGTCTTATAGAGCTCTCCTGTCTCGACCTCTATCTCCACCATCTCCGGCTCGCTATCCATCTCCACCACGGCATCCACAGAGGAAGCCACTTTCAATCTCCTTGACCTCAACATCTTCTCAATCAACACAGGTTTTACATGTCTTTCTTTACAGAATATAGCGAATGATATTAGGTCTTCTATCAACTCATCCATATTATCCACTAATATCCGCTCCATCCTATACTTGTCTATTCTTAGCTTGGCTTCCTTGACCACCTTCCTGATCCATGTCGGGATCAGCTTTATGTTAACCCCGGTCAGATACAACCCAAATAGATAATGCATGATAGTACCTAAGTCAGCCCTATAGTTAGCGTACTCATCAGGGTCCTTACCCTTGAGTCTCATCTCATTTTTCCATTTTTCTAATGCCCCGGAAGTATCACAATACCCATTCGCAATATTATTGGTAGCCCCATCATATATGATAGGGTATCCATCAGTTCCCATTTCATAATAAACACGCTTGCCAGCCACGGTCATTCTGTATAAGACTGGTGTCGGGATATCCTTGATCCACTCAGCGGCATAATACTGTTGCTCAGTCTCCAGATCATACTCAATTTCTATCTCCTCCTCAGGTTCTTTCTTAGGCTCGTCAACAGGTTTTTCTTCCTCATAGATATCTTCCTTCGGAACCGTTGATAAAACGTCTAATATGCCAAAGAATGCGGTAAATTTAGGATCTGTATGATATGCCCTTAATATTGGAAGTGATGATCGCCAGTAATATGATGGCGTATGCTCATTCATTTCTTTATCAAAACTCGCCTTTATTACCACTCCATCATTCGTGATGACCATATGATGCCTTTTAGATAAACGGATTCTCATGTCATCAAACGATTCCTGATCGCTTATGACTTCCATAATCGTTCCGTTATTATATATCGTGTCACTTATAGCCTCGTATCCGAGAGCTAGAAGTAATCTTTGTTTTCTTCTATCCATAATAATAATCTGGTTTTTAATTTACCATCCTCCTCGACTCTAGGTGCGAGATCCCTCATCCTTCTGGCTGCCAACAGCCATACGTTGCCAAACTCGTCCAAGAGCCGGCCGAAATCCATCGTATCTAATAGATAATCGAATCTTGTATGCTCATCAGCCGTCAAGTAGATAATGTTATCATTATCCTCAGCAACTGATTTATATTTCCGTTTAGGGTATAAGTGGCATATGTTGCTTACCCCCGGGCATGGTATGTATGCGCCGGTAGCAGATCTCCTTGTCATACTCAACCTAGCCACATGGGCGCCAAAGAAAACGGCTAGGCTCTTCCCCTTCGGCTTGGCCTTCACCCGTATCGCCGTCCTTTCCTTTGGCGGTAGTTCCTTGGCTCTGCATGCGGGACACAGCCCCTTACTCCTTATAGTTACCATCCTCCCACATCTCTCACACGGCAACATCCTACCTCTCATGCATTTTTCTTTTTATAACTTTTATTGAACTCCATAAGGCTCATAGCCCTATACCTCTTAAGCCTATTAATCTTACCCTCCGTCCAATCTTGATCCTTGAAGTTGATGATCGTATCGAATATCTGAGCCAGCTCCCGGATATTAAAATTCCTGTTCTGTATTTTTTTATAGAACCCGGACCTACTATACCCTAACTTAGAAGCCAGATAAGTCTTATTAGATAATGTGAGGATACGATAAATCGTACCCTCCATCTTACTTATCTCCATCAACTTCTCGGCTATGGATGATGTGGTCTCATAGCTAGCTTTATTGCTTACTATTCTCATGTTTCTCCGGATTCCTGATCTTACCATCAAACTCGTAGAAGTCCATCAGTTTCTTCTCTTCCTTGATACAAGTGACAACGAAATCTGATATGGTTCCTTTCATGCCTTCCTCGAAATTCTTTTTGGCATGATCAAGGTCATTGGCCCGAACGATGTAGTTAAACGCCTTGCGTTTCTCATTGCCCGATTTCTCGTCTATCGTAATATAATCAGCCGTGACCTTATAGAACCGGTCTCCATCCATGGCAAATAATTCCGCTATCCGGAATCGTTTGATATCAACGCTAAACTCACCAGAGATAAACGGTCTCATCTCCTCTATAATTCTAGCCTCACACTCTGTATAAGAAAGGGCATCCACTAAATACTCTTCCTTTACCTTCTTCTTCATGCCGTTCTCGGCATCGGTCTCATAAGAAACCGTACATTTAAACCAATTGTGCATTTTAATCTATATTATTGTTAAACAAAGGATAATCTTTTATTCCTTCACGAATATATCTCTCCGTATCATCATCCACATCATAAGCCTTCTTGAAAAATATCATAGCCTTGTCCGTGTCGTGATCCACCAACGGAAGATATTCCTTTACGAAAAGAACTTTAAGATGATTCATGTGATCAATCTTGCGCCTTACATCAATTACTTTTGACCATATCTCGGCACGGATTTCACCCATCTTTTTTACATTCTCTTTGTATTCGTTTACCTGATCTTTGTACTCCTCCTCGATCTCGTTGTTCTTATCCTTGACAGACTTATAAGCTTCCTTATCTTTCGTGTCAAACATCGGAACATGCCTGATATTGATTATATCCAATCTACTGCATAGCTCCTCATTGGATATGGTGAAATCATATCTAGTCCTGTATAGATCAAATTCACTTAATAACTTAGCTATCTTAATAGCATCATTCTGATCAAGAACGGCTATATTCAAGCCCTCCAAATAGTAGAAGAAATGAGATGGAGAAATAGATTTATATCCATACGTCTTCATGACTGGAGGCTCATCTATAAACCTGACACCTTCCTCCGCACATCTTGTTACGATCAATTTCTCTACCTGCTCATCAGTAAGATCATATATCTCCTGATCGGTCATCTTATCAATTGTCTTCATCATCCTCATCCTCCGACATCATTATAGCCTTTGTAAACTTTTGTTTATAGACCTCACTCATAAGACAGACAAAAGTCCTATCATCCATACTAGCCATAGTATTGGCCTCTACCGTCAGATCCATCTCAATGTTCTTTACCGAGATTTCATAGTTATCATCATCTTCTTTATAGAAAATGACTTTACCACCATACTCGAAACCATCATCCTCGGCCTTAACCATATCGATGATCCTCTCTAACTCCTTTACAAATTTACTCTTTTTCATATGTGTAATTTTTATGTGTCTACAAAAGTAGACATTTTGTTTTTGAATTAAATTAAATAAACATTATTAATAGTTAATACTATCCTTTCTCCTATCATTCATATTTATTCTTTGGTAATTATACCCTAACATCTGCTCCATCTTCTTTAACCCAATTAACCGTATCGCAATGCCAGCAATACCCTGTCTCGGAATCCTTTTTATGAGAATGGGAACCACATGTAGCGCACCAATAATTATCATCTATATTGTATGTGTAACTTTTATCCTCATGCATCTTATCTATTCTAGCTACCCTATCTTCCAATAGATCCTTTAGATAATGGCATTCATAAGGCCTATCTTCTTCCCTTAATATATAAACATCTATGTCCATCATATTCCCCATCCTGTCCGTGCACATCAGCTCGGCGGCATGACGTACATTCCCTTCCGGCATCCCCGGGACTATCTCCCGGATCACTGCCTCCATCTTCTCTTGGTATTCGGTGTCTACCTTAGCCACCAAGTCTTCTAGTTTATCTATTAAGCTCATAATTTTTATTGTATATAATTACTATTTGATATTTATACATATTTATTCTGTATCATCTTCACATTCACCTATCATATCCGTATGACCAAATATCATATCAATAAATTCAAGCATCTCATCATTAAACGATCCGCTTTCTTCTTGCAGCTTCCTACATTCATCCTCGGTCAATCCACAAGAAGACACCAGTTCCTCTGCGGCCTGCGTCCATCGCCCGTCGTGGGCTAGCTCCTGAACCGCCAGCCATATCCCTTGGTTCATGCCCTTCATTCTTGTCTTATCTGAAATATTCTTATCCTCCATATTCTCAATCATTTTTAATTCTTGTTTCCAAAAAGCTATATATCCATCCTCTATATTGCTATGATATACAACATCATTGGTGCCATTATCCAATATCTCATATACGTCACCCGACTCATCCATTACCCCACGAAAAATGTTCTCTCTATCCAAAAAAATAACATGGTTTCTGTACCTCCGGCAGAGAATTATCTAATGATATCCACTCCGATCCAATTACGGTTATTGTAGCTCCCATATGATTCTTCGTTTAATATGACTATTTTAACCTTGAATTCCAATACATGATTTATCATATCATCATCCACCATATTATCCTCATTGATAACACCTCCGCTCGCAAGATTTATGTAATCTGGTTCAGCCAAATCACATATTACCTTCCCATCCTTATCCATGATCCCATATATATAACCATCTAATCTCTCTACCATATCATTATACGTATTACAGATATAAACAATATGATAATCATCGTATTTTTTCTCGACATACTCATGCACATCCATTTCCAGAACCTCATCATCAGCACTGCCCGCATAATACTCAAGCGTATCCATCACCACTACCGGCCATCCTATCTCCTTGGTCATAGTAGATATCTCGTCAATGACTTCCTTCGTGCGAGTTTCGTCATACTTCCCATTGTTAAACTCATGCATCGCATAAGTCAATTCATGAATATTGCAACAAATCAACCCTATATGTTGATTTTGCTCCCGTTTGATTCTATCTTTTGTATCCATATTTATCTCCCCTATTCACTCATTCTTTTAATAAAATTCTCCCATGATAGATCAACATCGTTGTAATGCTTGCAACAAGCATTCTGGATTCTCTCTATCAACGGAATGAACCATAACTGAGTTATTCCGTAACGAGTCTGGATTATTCTACATAGATTTATTTTTATTATCTCCATGTCATTAATACTAGGAGATGCATTGTCATTCTCACATCTATCTAATATCGTTTGAATTGTAGCCAAATAATGATCCATATCTTAAATTGTTAATTATATTACCATCTCCCATTTCCCGGCGTAAACAGTATCTCCCCTGTCCTCACCCAATGATTCCAGTTATTTTTAAGTTCATCAATATCATACGCCTCAGCCGACTTACCGTTATCAGATCTTTTTATGACCGACATAATACTTTCCGCTTGCACGCTCCAATGACTATAACAGTCTGTCCCGCATCCGCACGCCGTGGCTCTCCCGTTATCGAACTCCCAGACCAGAGGCCGGAGGCCGCATCGTGGACACGGCAACCATTCCATTGGATTCTCCGGCTCCTCATAAGCATCAATACACTTGTACTTATATCTCTCTACCATTATGATCAACCATTACAGAATTGATTTAATCTTTCGATTCCTCATCTCATTCTTATCCTTAAACATCATTATCCTATTAACAATTCCCTCCGATTCCATGTACGTCGAGAATCCATGTATTCTTAGATATTGGATTGCTGATAGTGATTTTTCTAATATTTCCTTATATTCTATATCTGTTTTAACTGCTTTCCCCATGATCTTTTCCCTCCATTTCTTCTAATATGATTTTAACCAGATATACTACCTCGTCTATCTGGTCGTAATAAACATTCACCCCATCAACTTTATCATTGTTTTCATCATATCCATCAACCATCAAATTATCTTCCCCCGATAAATACACGGATGTTATAGATAAACAAATCAACCCGTTATCGGTAAAGATCCTTATTTCAGCCGGAAAATCATCTATATGGCCTACGCTACTCACATCAAGATCAAGTCTCCCTGTTCTCTTGATCAAATCAACCATAGCTCCATAAGCTACTACGTTCGCATTTAATAGCATTTTATTTAATGCATTTACTCTTTCTACGTCCTTCATAATCTCTAACCCCTTTGTATTACATTGTTATACGTTATCCTATTATCTTGAATCACTTTCATGAAATGATCTTTAGTATAAGCAAAATACCCCAATAATGGCAAGCATGATTATAAGCCAGATGAATGCGCTTATAAGACACCCCTCACCAAGATTACCCATATCCCTAAAGAATAAGTAATTAAAAAATATTTTCATTCTATTCATAATAAACTTTATTTAATGCGTTTATTCTTTCTACGTTTTTCATATCCACCCCCTTTGTATTACATCGTTATACGTTATTCCGTTATCTTGAATTAGTTTCATAAACTGATCTTCGGTATAAGCCAGAGATTCCCCTCTGTTAGCCCTCTCTATATTCTCACTCATCATCCCTATAGCCTGTATTAAGGCTGTTGAGGAGTTGGCTATCAATTTAGCCGCTTCCATTATCCTATTATCGTCCATAATCATATTACTTTAACTTCCTCGTTCCACAAATGTCTTTCATGTACCATGGTTATTCCTATCAAAATCCCGGTATCTTCTCCCCAATATTCAAGTATTTGATTCCTGAATTTGTGACGCAATTTTTGTATTCCTCCCTTGTTTTTATCATAAGAAGAGTAATCTGATAATCTTACTGTCTCCATCGTTTACCTCCTTCATTTGTTCGTATACCAATCTTTTAAGTTCCGGCGTGGTGTTTGTTTCTTCTTATTTTCCCCCATACTTATTTCTCATTTCATTAATATAGCTCATATACCAATCTCTTATATCCTCTTCACTATCCATGCTATACTCTTTATTGAATGGATCGTATCTGATAAACTCCTCTGTTCGGCAGAATGGGCATGGAATCTCTTCCAATGGCTTGATTAGAACACCATCATCACCTACATTATCCAGATCATACAATATGCCATCTATGCAAGTCGCGTCTGGATAATTCGCACCGAAAAGCGGGAATTCTGGACATGTGTTTCTCATACTTGTACTATTCAAATTCGTTCTCATATTCCTTTCTCCTATCCACTTCCTTTAAATTCAAACCATCAGGTGTCAATATCTTCTTTTCCAACAAATCAAAGAGAAGCATCGCCCTTGACTCCACCTCTGTTTCCCCAAATCCGCTATATACTTCTGTTGGCGAATCGTAGGCATTGTAACGAACATAGGCAGATAAACCGGTAGCCTGTATCTTATTACCTCTATATTCATAACCTTATCAATTTACAAATTATCAATACTAAAAAAACTCCAACAATCTATTACAATAAACTTTCCTACTCCATATTCCGCAAGTAACTTAAGTGATTCTATCCCATTACAATAACAGAAAACATCATCATCATCATTGATGCTCAACGATAATTTCATTGTCTTTCTTTGATCATTTCCTGTGTCTTTCCATACGATCTGACATTCTACGTATTCAGGTTCTTTCCCATTCTTTTTAACGAACTCGAAAAACATAGAATCAATATCTTTCTTGACTCTATCTACATCCGTTATCACTACATCTTCCTTACAATCTCTACAATTAGCATGCATAAAAGATTCATCAGGATAATATATTATTTCCCCGGTGTTTGGATTTACGATTGCTTCACAAGCAATATTTGTTCCACCACACCTTGTACATATTACTTTCATACTATTTTATTTAATGGTCCAACATATACATCCCCATTCTCATAATAGAGTCGATCTTCATACTGATTGTATGAAGCTCCTCACGTATCGCATCTTCATTATCAGCCCAATACTCGTACTCCTCATGCCATGACTTGAAGAAGTTATCATAACATTGTTCTATCAAATCCTCCAAAGAAAAATCTTCCGGATAAGTACACCATGCGTCGTAGTAATCAATTATCGGTTTCAAGATATATAAATCATAACACATCCCTGTCAATGGGCAATTATTCCCATAGTCAAACATCACCCTACTATATTTGTGCTTGTACTCGTATTTCCCATCAACATATTTACCTGGCGTGGAGAAATACCTGCCCTTGATAATACGTGGCATAATGTTGTTGTTGATATACCTGAACAGTAATTTGCCACATAAGTTATTAGGATATATATCCTTATCATAATCAGTTGGATGACAGCATATAGGATCATTGTACTTGAATTTGAATTTAAAATCATACCTCGTATATCCAACTTCCCAGCCATAAGCCTCAGTATTTGTCAGATCCCCAAAAGACTTCATGGTGCTTATATAATCATTACCATAAGCTTCCATACAACAATCCATTATATTCCAGCGCTCACGTTCCACGACCCTTTCTTGTGAATCTTTTGACAGCTCATCAAACTCATACAGTTTTAATACAATCTCTTTCATAATTCCTCCTCTTTTAATATAACTAGATCCCTAACGTCAATCGAATGACATACGTACCTCCTTATGTTCACGTTTAGAGATATGATTGTGGCTATTCTCACGAACCACCACAATCCAGATTCGGATATTACTCATCCTTTATCTTTACGAATGGGTTTTCTACATAAAACTCCACTACATCCTTAGATTTTATAGATGTCACTATACCGGTGGTATCCACAAATCCATCTGTCTCATCCATTGTCAAATCTTCTATTTTATCTCCCGGCAGAAAACAGAGATTATAGTCTTGATCAATATACATAATCATCTTTAACCTAACCATGTCATCAATGATGCCTTTCATTCTCTTCACAACATCTAATTGATCATTAGTAAGCATTAATTTACTTTTTGAAGATTTTACTAATCTCATGTCTCCATTCTTGTCAACTACAGTTAAGTCATTGAATTTATACACATCTTCACATGTTCTGTAATATGTTTCCTTACAATAAATTTTTCCTTTATTATCTATTTCAACATCAAAATATTCCAACTTATCCTTGACAGCTCTTCCGTTTTCGTATTTCCACACATCACCTATTAGAACGAACCCATATAATGACTCAAAAACATCATATATTGATAGTTTTGTCTTAGGGATGCTATTACCCTTTTTAAAACATTCTTCGGACGAATAAAATAATTTCCCATCTAATGTCTTCTCAGCCCTACATCCTCCCCATGTTCCTACATATCTAACTACTCCATATGTAAAACTGATCAAGATTTTATCAATCTCAAACCACTTTAATTTTCCTGACATATCGTCAAAAAGATATCCACTCTCTAGATAAACTGATAAATGCTCTTTTATTTTCATAACAATTTATTTTTTTTAAAATTAAATAACATCATTTGCCTTGATCACTATCAGTCTCAATACTCCTCTAAGTATCATTGTTTTCATGATACAACTCATAATATTACATTGAACTTCTCATTTAAACAATCTAAAGCTCTTTGATACTCCTCTTTCTTGTCGAACTTAATTTGAGTACTGTTCTCCAAGCCAAAAGACAGGTAAAAGGATATAACCCAGCCCGATCCGTCCACGGCCTGCCCCTTGGGAACCCAAGACATCACCGTCTTCTTGGATATCCACCATCTCCCTATCTGAACGAAATCAGGATAGTTGTTCATTAAATACACCATCTGACTAGCCATCTTATTAACATCATCAAAAGGCACTATATGATACTTGTTTCTTATCCTGACCTTCAAGAAGGGGTTATCCATATTATATGCCGCAAATGCTGATATCACGGAACTAGGATATCTAACCCCTTTTATTACCATCCATTTCATATATAGCACCTCCTCTTAATCATTGATCCATTCCACAAAAACTCCCCCTTTCAGACTGTAATATGTATCTGCTTTTATCTTTTCTCCATCAACAAATTCCGTTTTTACACAAATGGGGATATATCTTTGTTTTCCCTCAGAATAAGACCACTCGGATAGTGTTATCCATGATCCTTTTGAGGCTTTTGCTACTGAGTTAATACCTGCGCACATAATGACACAGTCTTTGCCAGTGCTGTCAATCTTGGCATTGTTGCCGGACGAGCCGATCTTGGCATTGTTGCCGGACGAGCCAATCTGGGCTCCGTCGCCAGATGAGCCGATCTTGGCATCGTAGCCAGACGA